TTCTCGGCCCCTCTCTCGGCCCCTCTCTTGGCCCCTGCCTTGGCAATCTCTTGGCCCTTAACCACCGTAATCTCTTGTTTCATAACGAGATTTGGTGGCCCCTCGGCCGTGATCTTCTCGGCCCCTCTCTCGGCCCCTCTCTTGGCCCCTATTTCGTGATCTTCTTGGCCCCTAGTTGGCCCCTCTCTTGGCCCCTCTCTTGGCCCTCGGAGCGCTTCGATGTACCTGCAAATCTCGTCGGTCAGGATCTGATAACGAGAGTAGTTTCTGATGCTTATGACGTTCGGGCGGCGACGGTTGCCCTGTGGATCTTCTTGGCCCCTCTCTTGGCCCCTCTCTTGGCCCCTGATTTTCTCGAAATTCCTGTCAAGTACCTCGATCATTCCCTCGCGCTGGAGTGTCTCCAGGAACACACGGACCGTCTTGTCGGACCAGTTCCACTTCTGTGCGAGGTAACCACGGGCGCCCAGCAACTCGCCCACATTGAGCGAGACGACGAGCCCCCAGGTGTGCACCTTGGCGGGCTTGCGGGTGGCCATCATGAGCAGGCTCTGCCACGCCTCGGCGCGGCTGTAGGAGCCGCGGCTGGCCGTGGCGGGCTTCACCGGCTGGCCGTACCCGACCACAGGGTGGTCCTCGATGTGGCGCGAGATGGCGATCCAGTTGCCGGGGTTCTGGAGCCATTCCGGTTCCTCGATCATGGGCCCGTTGTGGCCGAGCATGTCCGCCATGATCACGCCCTCCCTTTGGCGCTGAGCAGCATCAGGATGGCCTGCTCCAAGGCATTTACGCAGAACACGCCCGTGGGCAGCAGCGGCGCCACGGCGGCGGCACGCGTCAGCATCTCGGGCGGGAGGTGCGCCGGCGTGTCGCCGCGGTAGCGGGCCGTCAGCCACTCCTCGGCGTGCAGCGTGATGATCAGGCCGCGAATACGCGCCACGGCCGCCGCAGCCAGATCGCGGTCGTAGTCGACCACCTCCGACGTGGCGGCGACGATGATGTCGCTCTCGGCCGCCCGGTGCCCGAGCCTAGTGTGGAGCTCGTCGATGCGGTGGACGCACGACACCAAAAGATCTGGGTCGATGCACGCCACGGGTAGCGGTAGCCTAAGCTGCATGTCGAGACTCCAGATTTGAGAACCGCGTCAGTTCGCCGTGGAATGCGCAGGTGACGATGCCTGTTGATCCCTGCCGATTCTTCGCGACGATGATCTCGGCCTTGCCTTCGGCCCGGCGCTTCTTCTGCTGCCAGTCCTCGTAGGCTTCGATGTCGTCCTCGGAGGGCTGAGCCCGCGACAGGTAGTAATCATCTCGGTAGACGAACATCACCACGTCCGCGTCCTGCTCGATGGCCCCGGACTCCCTGAGGTCTGACAATTGCGGGCGCTTGTCCTGCCGCTGCTCGACGGCGCGCGAAAGCTGAGACAGCGCGAGGACTGGAACGTCCAATTCTTTCGCCAGCGCCTTCAGTCCGTTGGTGATCTCGGTGATCTCGCCAACTCGGCTTTGATGGCGTCCAGTCGCCTGCATGAGTTGGAGGTAGTCGATGATGATGAGCCCGAGCGGCTGCCGCAGATGCATCCGGCGCGCCCGCATCGCGACGTGCGCCAGCGAGGCGCCGCCCATCTGGTCGAACTCGATCGGGAGGGTTTCGATTTGCCGTGCTGCCGTGATGGCCCGCTCAATCTCCTGCTCACTGACCGTGCCGCGGCGGAGTTTTTCACCGCTCACCTCTGCGCGCTCGGCGATGAACCGACCCGCGATCTGGTCGGCCTTCATTTCCAACGAGAAGAACGCGACCCGTCGGGGTCTCTCGCGGCTCTCCGCCGCAAACTGCTGCGCCGCCGCAAGGCACATCGTGCCGGCCAGCGCCGTCTTGCCGATCGAGGGCCGCCCGGCCAGCACGATGAGATCCGAGTTCATCAGGCCGGAGAGCTTGGCGTCGAGGTCGACGAGTCCGGTACGGACGCCGCGGAGCTCGTCCGGGTTGGCGTAGGCGTCGGCCATCGACTCGATCGCGAGCGCCACCGCCGACCGCATCGGCACCAGCGTCTCGCGCATGCCGCCGCTCTCGGCGACTTGGCAGATCGTCGACTCGCTCTTGGTCAGGATCTCCGCCGTGTCGACGCCGCTGGCGATGTCCTCGCGGATGTCCATGACCAGCCCGGCGAGTGCGCGCCGCTTGGCGAGGTCGATGAGGCGTTCGGCCAGAGACTTGAGCGGCGGGTTGCGTGGCGCCCGGAAGGCCAGCCGCCCGAGGTACTGTGTGGCGGTCAGGTCGTCGGCGACCGGCGCGCACGCGTCGGTGTAAGCGCGCAGCGACGCGGCGTCCGCCTGTCGGCCGGACGCAACGGCGTTGATCATCGCCTCGTACAGGCCCTGATGCAGCGGCTCGTAGAAGTGACCCGCCATCACGCCAGACAGCGACGCCAGCGCCCCGTTGTCGATCAGGATCGCGCCGAGGATGGCCTGCTCCACCTCGATGTCGTGCTGGAAGAGGTCGGAATCGTCAGCCACGGTCGCCTCCCGCCGCGTCGGGCGCACGCGACAGACCGCTATCGGCGGCCATCACGTCGGCGACCCGATCCAGCACGCGCGCCATCGGTGCGGCGAGCGGCTCCCAGGCGTCGTCAGCCTGAGGCTCGGCGGGAGGGGATGTGGACAGGCTGTTGACACAGCCCGGTTTCGTGGTATCTGAGGTGTGCATCGAACTGATCCTTCGATGATGATTCGACCGCCTCGGAGCGCCAACTCCAGGCCATCGCCAAACTCAACCCCGCCCCACACGAAAGGCCTCCAGCGCAGCCAACGCTGGGGGCCTTCGCCGTTTCAGGCCGCCTTGCGGCGGCGCTCGGGCGCGGCAACTTGGAACCAACTCGCACGGATTCGCTCGCCGTTCACCTGCTTGGCCTTGGTCTTGTGAGACACGGCCGGGTGCCGCTTGAGCGCACAGAGGAGAACGTTGTCGGACAGCGGCGCGAGCCGCTCGACCTCGCAGTGCTCCAAATAGAGAGCCATGATGCCACGATCACGGGTCGCTCGGTAAGCCCGGTGCTCGCCGGTTTCGCCGACGCGTTGCAGCCAAGCAACGAACCGATCAGCCGCGACCTCAGGGTCCAGCGGATCGACGGTCGGCTCCAACAGCCAGTGGCCCATGAGCAAGGTGGCGCCCTTCGGCAGTCGCAGCGCGATCTGCGGCGGATTGTCCACGCGCTCGACGGTGTCGGCGATGCGGCGGGCGACGGGCGGGAGCGGGTCGCGGTCCTGCACCGCGGCGCGGCGATAGCCTGGCAGGACGGTGAGAGCGGCGGTGAGCAGCGCAGAAATCATCGGCCCCTCAGGGAGTTGGCGGCTACGCCGCGCGTGCTGGGAGGCCGGAACCCTCAGATCCCCCTGGTTCTCCGGCCTCCCCGCCGCGCGAATACTGACGCCACTCGTGAGGGGGCAGGATAGCGCGATTCGCCGTCCTGCCACCCTCTCGCCTGAAACTGGTTGCGCAGGTGGGATTCGAACCCACGACCTTCGGAGTATGAGACCGACGAGCTCAGCCGCTGCTCTACCGCGCAATACGCCGACCGAGCGCCGCGATCAACGGCGCCGGCCGGCTAGGGGGTGCCAGGATCAAACCTCCCCCTGAGGCTTTCTTCCAGCCTGGCTCCTCGTGCGGGTTGTGCGACTGGCCTACCCCGCATGTGACCCACCCCTCCGCCTTGGCCTTCGGCGTCAACGGGTTGTCGCGCCACTCAGAACCGTGCCAATCCCAAGAAGAGGCCCCACTCGCAACGTCGGGGCCAGTCTAGGGAGGAAACGCCCAAGGAGGGCATGCTGTCCGCGAGGACAGCGGTGGGGAGACCAACCCCGCAACTTGCACACGTCACGACGGACAGGCCGGGGACTCATGGTGGCCGACGTGTGTGTGTGATCTCCCCACCGCTACCTTCGCTTTACGCCGCCAACAGACGAACGGGACGCTTTTTTTTGGGCCGAGGTGTCATCGACTTCGGCCGGGGATACAGGTCCGGCCTCAGGTCGTGACGCGACACACCGGTCACGCGCTCGACCTGCAACACGCGCTCGGCCGGCACCCGCGTCCACTTCGTCACCGACTGCGCCTTGATTCGCAGCCGGCGCGCAAGCTCATGCTGAGACCCTGCGGCCTCGATCGCTGTCGTCAGTCCAGCATCGCGTCCCTTCATGGTGGTGAGGCTTACACCACACACCCGACGCGCGTCAACACACTTTGTCAGCCTCAGGCTTACGATTTGTGGTTGACGGCGCTGTCAGCCTGTGGCTTATAGCGAGCCGTCGCGTCTCAGGTCGTGGAGGTTGAGTCGGTCATGGGTGGCGTCCCATTGCGGTGCGGTGGCGTAGCGTACTCCGATCAGGTGAAGGCGGCCGAGCTCGTCGTGCGTGTGCGTAGCGGCTCGGCCAGCCTCACCGACGTGGAGAAGTGGATCAAACGAAAGCCGGCTCAGCGCGCCCTGATCTGGGATTGGGCGGTGCGCCGCTACGGGGGCGGGGATGAGCGACTCGGTGAGAAGCGTGCTGGGGACGATCGGGCTGACGGCATTGATCATCACCGGGTGCGTGGCAATCGTGGTGTTGGCAACAGCGGGGTGACGAAATGCTCGACCTGAAACCGAACTACCTTGCCGAGGGGATCTACTTCGGGCTCGACGAGGACGCCTACCACGCCGACGCGGCGCTGGGCTCTGGCTCGGTCCGAGAGATCGAGAAATGCCCCATGTATTATTGGGAGGACTCGTGGATGAACCCGCTCCGCGAGGCCAAGGAGGAAACGCCCGCGCTGCTGTTCGGCCGCGCACTCCATAAGCTGGTGCTGGAAGGGTCGGCGGCGTTCATGGCGTCCTACGTTCAGGCACCGCAAAAGGCGGACTATCCCGAGGCCATCGATACCGTCGACGACATCAAGGACCGGCTGCGCGCTGCGGGCGAGAAACTGTCCGGCACCAAGGACGTGCTGGCGGAGCGACTGCGCGCCATCGACCCCGACGTGACGCTGTGGTCCGACATCCTGGCCGCGCACGCCGAGATGTGCGCCCGCACCCGCGCCACCACGCTCAAGTCGGACGTCTACGCTCATGTGATCTCGGCGGCGCAGCACATTGTCGGTGACGAGCGGATCCGCTCTGCATTCCAGGGCGGCCGGCCCGAGGTCTCGATCTTCTGGGAGGAGGAGGGCGTCCGGGTCAAGGCTCGGCTCGACTACCTCAAGCTCGGCAGCGAGCAGGGACGCACGCTGGCCCTGGTGTGCGATCTCAAATCCTACGCCAACGTGCTCGACATGCCGCCCGAGCGGGCCGTGCTCCGCGCCATCGCGACGACGCGGCTCGACATGCAGGCGGCGCTCTACCTGCGCGGCACGGCGCACGTCGGCCGGCTGATCCGCGAGGGCAAGGTGTTCGGGGCCGACGGCATCAATGCCGAGTGGCTCAAGACCCTCGCGTCCGTCGAGCCCAAGGACTGGCGCTGGTACTGGTGTTTCTTCGAAAAAGAGGCCCCGATCGCGCTGCTGCGGTCGACCCGGCCGGGCGCGCCGATGGTGCAGGCGGGCGACATGGCGGTGTCCCGCGCGCTCGCCACCTACAAGGATTACGTGGAAACCTTCGGAACGCAGTGGCGGTTCGTGGACCCGATGCCCGACACTGAGGTGTCGGAGACGGACCTCCCGAAATGGCTCGGCGCCCAATGAGCGACCCACAGACCAGACTGCAGAACGCAACCGTTGCCTACCGCACAGCGGTGGCGGTGAGTGCGACCAGCTTCATGATCGGCGTGACTATCCAATGGGGGACGGCGGGCTTCCTGCTCGGCGTGGCGGCGCTGGCTGCCTTCGCTGCGCGGGTGGCCCGCCGCGATCGGGACGAGGCAAGGGACGAGATCAGGAGAGCAGGGCGATGACATTCCAGAGGTTTGTGCAAGTCGTCGGGCTGTCGGCGATCGTGATCGGCGTGGTTTTGCTGGCTCTGACGTTGTTGACGGCGCCCCCAGGCGGGGCAACGCACGCATTGCTGTTCAGCGCCGTGTCGCTGTCCTTCGCTGGGCTGTCGCTGGTGATCTCGTCGAGGAGCGGAGGGTAGCTAATGGGTCAGGATCTGGAACTGATCGAGGAGACGCGTGAGGTCGCGCTTGAGGACGCCAGCATGGCGACTCAGATCGCGCGCGCCGAGCTCGACACTCTGATCGCGACGGCGCGGACCTATCCGCGGTCGATCAAGCAGGCGATGAACCGGATGCTCGATCTCGTCACTCTCGACGAGGAGGCGGCCGACGACGCGATCTACGCTCTACCGCGAGGCGGCAAAACCCTGGAGGGCCCGTCGATCCGGTTCGCCGAGGCTGCGGCGCAGTCGTGGTCGAACTGCCGAGTGGCCGCGCGCACCGTCCACGTCGACAAGGTGCAGGGGTTTGTCGAGGCGGAGGGGTTCTTTCTCGACGCTGAGACGAACGTGGCCACGTTGGCCCGCGTGCGGCGCCGCATCACGGACAGCAAGGGGCGCACCTACAACGAGGACATGATCGTCGTCACGAGCAATGCCGCGCAGTCGATCGCTCGCCGCAACGCGATCCTGGCGGGCATCCCGAAGGCCGTCTGGCGCCGTCCCTACGAGGCGGCCCGGCAGGTGCTGATGGGCGATTTCAAGACACTCGCGAACCGGCGCGCCGAGGCGCTCGCGGCCTTCACGCGGTACGGCATCTCGGATGCGCAGGTGTTCGCGCTGCTGGGGGTCAAGGGCGCCGAGGACATCGATCAAGAGAAGATGGTCCCGCTCCGCGGAATGTACGCGTCGATCAAGAACGGCGACGTCACGGTCGACGAATTGCTGCGCTCGATCGCGCCGGTCCAGCCCGCCCGGGTGACCGCGTCGCAGGCCAACATGGCGGCGCCCTCGGTGCTCAATGGCGCCGGCGTGCCGTCTGTGGATGCCGCGCCCGCAACCGTAGCGCAACCGTCTGGAACCGGGAAACCGGACAAAGAACCGGACAAAGAACCGACCCCAACGTCCACGGCGTCTGCGCCAGCAGCCGCCGTGGCTGCGGACAAGCAAGCGGACACAGTAGCGGTCACTCCGGCGCCCGCCGACGCAATGGCGAAGGACACCATCCGGCAAGCCAACCTGCTCGCCGGGCTGCAGGCCAAGCTCGACGGCGCCAAGACGGCCAAGGCGATCGCGGCCGCGTGGCGCGCCTTCGGCGAGGACTACGAGAGCCTGGACGAGGCGAACATGGCCGCCGCGATCGGGAAGCGCAAAGCCGCAGAGGAACGCGTCTCGGGCGGCCCGAAGTTGGAGATGTGAGATATGAGGATGAGACCAATCGACATTCAAGCGCGAGTGCTGACCGACGTGCTGCGTCCGTGGATGGAGCCGTGCCCATTTGAGCGTGGAGACCTCGTGGTCGTGCGCAAGAAGGGGGATGGTTTGGGCCCTGGATCGTGGAATCCGAATACCGGCTCTGTGTTCATGGTGGCGTCACGATTGTCGGCTGCCTCGCCGTTCTGCATTGATCATGACGGCGCACTGATGCGGCTCTACGACATGATCGTGATCGCGATGGACCCTGACGGCGAGATCGAGATGCTGCGCGCCGAGAGCCGCCACTTCACCAAGTACACCGGGGAGATCGCGTGATGGAGGCGTCCGCCGTCGAAGCGATTTCTCCGCGTCAGGTCGACAATATCGACCGCGAGATCGGCCGCCGCATCCGGGAACTGCGCATCATCGCCGGACTGACGCAGGAGAAACTCGGCGACCGTCTGGGTCAGACCTTCCAGCAGGTCCAGAAGTACGAGCGGGGCCAGAACCGGGTCAGCGGCAGCCGGCTGGTGAAGATGGCCCGAGCGCTCGGCGTGTCGGTGGCGAGCCTGATCCCGGACGACGATACAGCGGTCGCCTACGAGCCGCATCCTGGGGTCACGGCGCTTCTGGCCACGCGCAGCGGCCAGCGGCTGCTGACCGCGGCAGCGGCACTTCGGCCAGAGCACCTCGCCGCGATCTCTGATCTGGCCTGCGCCATCGTGGGGAGCAGCGATGTCCAGTAGAGAGCGCTAGGATGACGACGACGAGATGGAGGACGCCGCGTGACCCCTCGACCAAACCCCAACAGCAACGTCGTAATCCGCTCGGTGGCCAAGGAGATCGTGGACGAGTCCTCCAAGTGGATGGGCGCGGCGTGGCGCGAGGACATGAGGGATCAGAAAACCGAAGAGGTCGTCAACGTCTTGCTGACGGAAAGCGACGCCTACAAGCGCGCTCGGGCCCTGGACATCCTCGGCTGGCCCAACGTCGACATGCAACTCGTCTACATACTCGACATCGATCCGGGCCGAGATTTGTTCTGGGAGGCGATGGCGGAGTGGGCGGACCGGCACGGCCCAGCGCCGCTGTTCGAGCGCGGGCACCGCATCAGGTTCAAGGGCCGCGACTCGGGTCGGGAGTTGGTCGGTCAGATCGTTTTCGTAGACCGCGAGCACGCTTGGTATCTGGTGACGAGCGATGATGCAGTGCCGCGGGATGCTGACTACTACGGCTCTCCGTCAGGGTTCTGCGTCCCATTCGAGGACGCCGAATCGGCATGATCACACTCAGCGCAAGTCGCCTGTTTCTGTTGATCGCCATCGCGCTGGTGGTCGGCGCCATCGGTGGAGTGTGGGCTCAGATCTGGAAGGGGTGCATGTGACCATGGCCATTCTGAACGACATTCTCGCTCAATGCGACGAGATCGCCGACAAGGTCGACGCGCTCGCCGAGAAGATCGACGAGATCCCCGCGGCGACCTGCGAACAGCGCTCCAGCGGACTGTGGCTGCCGCTCATGATCATTGCGATCGTGGCCGGCCTCTACGGCTGCGAGCGAACCCAAGATGTGCGGGCTCATCGCGAGGCGTTTGAGTCGTGCGTGGCAGCGAAAGACCTGACGCCCGCGTGCCAATTCATTCTCCAGGGGCGGAGCCCGTGACCAAAATCCAGTGGACCAATGAGACGTGGAACCCCGTCGTCGGGTGCAGCATCGTCTCGCCGGGGTGCACGAACTGCTACGCCATGAGAGACGCGCACCGTCGGCTCGACGGCACGATGAAAGACGGTCGCCTGATCGCGCCCCAGTACGCGGGCACGACGAAGATCGTCAACGGCAACCCGGTCTGGACGGGCAAGATCGGAATCGCCAGCGAAAAGACGCGCATGAAGCCTCTGCATTGGACACGGCCGCGCATGATTTTCGTCAACTCGATGGGCGACCTGTTCCACGAGGACATTCCCGATGAGGTGATCGACTGGGTGTTCTCGGTGATCGGGCGAGCTCGGCAGCATACGTTCCAGATACTGACGAAACGGTCGGCGCGGATGCGGGCCTACATGACTGAACTGGCACGCAGCGGGCGGTGGATGACTTGGCGGTGGGAGGACAGAGGCGGCTACATCTGGGATGTGAGCGTCGCCAAGTTCGACCGTGCATTTGCTCACGTGTGGTGCGGCGTCAGCGCCGAGGATCAGCGCCGCGCCGACGAGCGCATCCCCGACCTGCTGGCCACGCCCGCCACTGTGCGCTTCGTCTCCGCCGAGCCGCTGCTGGGGCCGGTGGATTTCACGCGGCTCGACTTGCCGGGCTACGGCTACCTCAACGCCCTGGACGACGGATTCTTCACAGACGGCCGAGCGCCGCGCCGCCGCCTGGATTGGATCATCGTCGGCGGCGAGAGCGGCCCCAACGCACGCCAGATGGCGCTCGGCTGGGCCAAGAACATCGTGCGCCAGTGCAAGGCCGCTGGCGTCCCGGTGTTCGTGAAGCAACTCGGCGCGCACCCGACGAACCGCGAAGGCGAGCGCTGCCCGCACATCAAGGCTCGCAAGGGCGACGACATGGCGGAGTGGCCGGAGGAGTTGCGCGTGCGCGAGATGCCGGCCCAGCGCGAGATGGCAGCCTGACAGCGTAGAGGGTATTATGTCCGACGACATTGGCCGCCGTGCCGTCTTGGAAGTGAAGGATCGGATGGAGCGCTCGCGATCGTGGCGCAAGATCATGAGCACTGGCGGGCGACACTATTTCGAGCATAGGCAGAATCATCACAAGGTGGTGGTCGAGATTACCGACACCACGGCCAGCGTCAGGAGCATCGCCGAGGGAAACCGCCAGCCGACGTGAGGATGGCATGACGACTTCGCCGACGCTGACGCCACGAGAGCAGCAGGTTCTCGCGTTCATTGCGGACCGCCTGTGGCGCACCGGAGGCGTTTCGCCAAGCTACGACGAGGTGGCTGCGGCCGTCGGGCTCAAGGCCAAATCGGCCGTCGCCCGCATCGTCAAATCGCTTGTCTCCAAGGGAAGGCTGGCCCACCTGCCGCAGAAGCAGCGTTCGTTCGTGGTGATCGGTCATGTCGGGCCGGTCGGCTACTTTCGGTTCGACGACGCAGAGAAACGGCTGGTGCCCCTATGACTCGCATCATCTTCCTCGACGTCGACGGACCGATGATCCCTGGCCGTCAATGGCGGCAGGGACCAGAGCCTGGGCGGTGGTCCAAGGACGGCCGTCGTCTGGGCTGGCGTTTCGATCCCGAGTGCGTCTGGCACGTCACCGAGCTCGCCGCGCGCACCGGCGCACGCATCGTCTGGAACTCGGCCCACTGCCAGCGCGGTGCTACGGCGCTGGCGCGGGACGCGGTCGCCTCGGGCCTGAGGCTCGACTTTATCCACGCCGATGCCGTCACCTGCTACCCGGGGATGACGTGGTTGCGCCCTTTTTCCTTGCCCGTCACTCGACTCGGCGCTATAAGACAATGGCTTATAGCCCACAGGGGCGTGACGGCCTGGGTCGTCCTCGATGACGAGTGGCTTTGGAGCAAGAATGCCGTGAGAGTGAAGTACAAGCACGGCATCACTGCCCGAGAGGTCGACAAGGCCGCCGAGATCCTGCAACGCGGGAGGCAGCCATGTAACGGGACGCGAGAATTGGCTCGCTCAGCGAGCGCGAGGTAGAGGGGCGGCGTCGGCGCGGGCTTGCGGGAGTCCGCGCCGACACTGCATCAGAGCACTGCGGTGGGCAGCGCCGCCTGCCCACCGCAGTGCTTGAGACGAAGGAGAGACCGCCGTGTCCTGGCCGCGCGAGATCAAGAAGCAGGTGGTTCTCGGGAACTTCCGCACCCGCTCGGCCAAGCCGAAACACAAGAACTCCGCGTGGCGCGACAAGCGCCCAGGGATGTCGGAAGATCACCTTGCGTTGATCCGCCAACTCCCCTGTTGCGTCACGCGGGGGCTCGGCGGCGAGGCGCACCACCTCAAGAGCGGCACGGGCGAGCGGGGCATGGGCGTGCGATCAACGGACCGCTGGGCCGTGCCGATGGGCCACGACGCCCACATGGAGGTGGAGCGGGCCGGGACGCGCAACGAGGCGTCGTGGTTCGCCGAGCGCGGTGTCGATCCGCACGAATTGGCCCGAGACCTGTGGGCAGCGACAGGTGATCTGGAGCGGATGCGCAAGGTGCTCGCCGCCCACTGGAAACACAACGCGAGCGTGGCGAAACGGTAGACGCGTCGGGCTTAAAACTCGATTCTGTGCAGGTTCGAGTCCTGCCGCTCGCACCAACTTCAACGGAGGGGACATTCACATGACGGCTGACGACAACATCGGGGGAATGCCAGAGTTCGACGAAGAGACTATCGACGGCGCCGAGCAGGCCTATATCGCGATCCGCGGCGCGGCCTCGGCGCCGATGCTGCCCTGGTCGGAACTGTCCCACGAGATGCGGATGGCGCTCTGCAACGCCTATGCACATGGGTACGACGACGCGCTGGATGCGGCCGGCGTCGATACCGACGGCGATGGGCCGGAGCCGGAGTCGCAGTCATGAGCGAGAACAGATTCTTGCAGACGCTTCGCGCTTACAATGTACTCGACAGTGGTGAGTCGTCGGAACCCACAAAGAAGGTCGCTGAGTGTTACCTGAGATTAATGGGATTTCCAGTACGCGTGGATCCGACCCTAAAACCGGGCGAATGGCGCCCTGAGCCCGGGGCCAAGAATCTCGTGCTGCAGCAGGAAGTCGGGAAGGCCACCACCGACTACATCCCCACGACGACGCCCGCGTCCGAGGTCGAGTACCTCACTGCTCGCCTCAAAATGGCGGAGAGCGCCAATGCCGCCATGGCGGCCCAGGTGACGCGCGTCAATGCCGAAAAGCAGTCGATGGCGGCCGAGATCGCCGACCTCAAGGCGTCGATCAACGCGATGAGTCTCGCCTCGATGGTCAACGCCGTCTCGGCAGCCGAGGTGCGGCCCCTGATCGAGGAACTGAGGGAACTCACGCTCTCGCGTGGCTCCCTCGCGAAGTGCAACGCCGTGCTGGAGAGGTTGAAGTGACCGAGTACGCAAATGGAGTCTTGAAGGCGCAAGAGGATGCTCACGAGGGCTGGATCGAGCGGGCCCGCGCCAAGGCGCGCGAACTCGCCCGCATCCAAAGCGTGGTAACTGCCGACGACATCTGGCACCACTGCCCGCCGCCCGAGGGCCTGGAGCCGAGGACCATGGGCGCCGTGTTCCACCCTCGCCGCGACTGGCGCGCGGTGGGCTACGTGAAGTCGGTTCGGCACGCCGTGAACCACGGGAGGCCGGTGCAGCAGTGGGAGTATGTCGGAAGTCGATGAAGATCGCCGAAGCAAGAGCGGAGTGCGAGCGCTGGCTGGCCTACATCGACGGCCAGCGCGAGAAGGCCGAGGGGCTGCAGCGCATCGCTTCGGAGCGGCGCGCGGGCACCTTGAGCCACGAGGACGCGAAACGGCGCATGGCGGCACTTGATGACCGGTGCAGCCTACGAGTGTTCGACGGCGCGAAGCTGGAAGTCGCTGTCCGGACTCTGTTGAAGCACGTGAAGTGAGGAAGTCGAAATGCCGAACCATGTGACGACGATATTGACGATCGAGGATGCGGGCGGCGTTCCTCTCGCCGACATCCGCCGAGCGTTCATCAACGACAAGGGGCATGTCGAGCTCAACGCGGTCGTAATGATGCCGAAGTGCTTAGAGGACTTTGAGCCGAACACCAGCGTCATCAGCCGAGCCAATGCAGCGCTCGGGCTCATCCCGGATCCGAAAACGTTGGGTGGAGGTGACGACTTTTCCACTTTGACCAAGCGCCTGGAGTTTTCCAACACCCTGCGGGACATCTCGACGCCAGCGCGCGCCACCGACATTCCTCACATCGTGCGCGCCATTCAGAACTATCATGAGTGCGGCTTTTGCTACTGGTACGACTGGAGCACGGTCCACTGGGGCACCAAGTGGAACTGCTACCATCAGCCCGACGGAGGGCATCCCGCAGACGCGACTGAGTTTCGCTTCGACACGGCGTGGAGCCACCCGCGCCGTATGATCGAAATGATCTCCAAGAAGCTGCCGACAGTCACGTTCCACGTGCGGTACGCAGACGAGGACTTGGGCTCAAACTGTGGCGAGTACCGCGTTCTTGCCGGAACTGCCTTTGACATCGACATTGCTAGTCGGTGGGACGAGAGAACGACGGCCGAGAAGCGGCGATGGACGGAGAAGGCGTTTCGCGTTCGCTACGGAGACGACGAGCCGCGCGAGGCGCACGGATACGACGCGAACTGGGACTACAACGAAGCCGTCTATGACGCCCACTACGCCAAGCAGAAGGCCGAGGCATGAACCATGCAGGCACGCAAGAACACGTTCGGGACCTGGGAGGTCATCGAGACCGGATCTGGCAAGACCTATCTGGCGACGCGGACGCCGCGGGGCGACTGGAAGATCGAGGACGGCCGGGACGCTCAGCCGGTCAACCCGTCCGGGACGCGAGGACGCAAGATCCTGGCTGCGATCCAACAGGCGGGCCAGCAATGACGGTGCCGACCGGATACGTTCGCATCCCGGGCGAACTGCGGTGTCGGTGTGCAAGGCTGCACATCGAGCCCGATGGGACAACGTGGTGTTGCCGCAACTCGCCGATGGAAGTGGTGCTGGAGCAGGGCTTGCCCGCAGTCACCATCGAGGTTCCGTTGACGGCGCTGTCGGCGCTGATGGCCGCCGCACGCGAGTGCGCCGAGGAACTCGCCGCCGAGATCGACGCCAAGTACCCCTCGCGCCACGAACAGCCCGTGCAGATGCGCCGGCACGATCGCGACATGCAGGTGGTCCAGCGCGTGATGGACGCCCTGGGCGCGATACCGAAGTGGACGACGCCATGAACGCACATATCTGGGACGCGCCGACCGTTCTTGCCCGCTGCATCGGCAGCGCGATTGCGAAGGACGCCCCCGACGTCATGCGCCCTTGGTTGAAAGCCGGCATGGCCTGGAGCGACCGCAAGATCGGCGAGTCCATGGTGGACTTTCAAGCGCGAGCCTGCGCGCCAAGAGCGTGCCGTCCGACCGAGCAGGACATCGCGCTGTGGGCGATGTTCCCGCAGACCTGGGGCGACACCTCGCTGGGGTTCGGCGGGATGGCCGGCCAGGCCATGACCGAGGCCTTCACCGTGGTGCTGATGTCGGATCACGCGTGGTTCCTCGTCTACTGGGGCGGCCTGTTCGGCTACCGGCTCGACCTGCGTGAGCCGAGTTTCGACCGCGATGCGTTCTTCGCCGACCTCGCGGCCCAGCGCACCCACGCGCAAGCCGAGCGGCACAAATACTTCACGAGGAAGGCGTGATCGGATGGGCTGGGCGATCGGATTCGACAGCAACTGGAACCGAGACATCGGCTACGGCGTGCCGTGCGTGTGCGATCAGCCGGGCTGTCGCAAGCGAATCCATCGCGGGCTCGCTTTCGTCTGCGGTGGAGAGCCGAGGGGCGGCGACGAGGGATGCGGCTTGTTCTTCTGCTCGGGCCACTTGCTCATGGGGGTGCGCGGCAAGACCAGACAAGTCTGCGAGCGGTGCGCCGATAATCAGGATGCCTTCGACCCCAAGCCGGATGTGCGCTCCTGGCTGCGCCACAAGCTCCGGCACCCGTCGTGGCGGCAGTGGCGAGACGAGAACCCCGAGGACGTGCGCGCGATCGCGGCGCGGCTGAGCGCAAGAGGCTGACATGACGAGCGCCCGCATCCACGTCTGCCCGGCCTGTGGCGGCGACGGCATCTTCTGCGAGGTGACGGGGCAGGATCCGCTCACCGGCGCACCGATCTCGCGGGAGGCGGAGTGCGCCTGCTGCGGCGGCACGGGCGAGGTTGAGACCGAGGTCGAGCCGATCGAGATGGAGGATCTGGCATTCATCGAGGCGGAGATTCGCCGGCGGTTGGAACTGGTCAAACGCCCTGGAATGACCGTCACTGAGGTGCGCTCGGCGGCGCTCGCCATTGCCGAGGACATCCAAGCCGAGATGTCGAAGGACTCCCATGCTGAGCAGATCATCGTGACAGCAGGAGAGCAGCCAGGCAGCGTCAACGTCCAATTGCCAGAGCGCATGGCGGCGCTGCTGGCGCGCTGCTGGCAGACATCAAGCGGGATCTCGATGCTCTGTCGTAGTTCCGCACCAGACGGGTGCAGACGACTCGATGTAGGGTGTAGCGTTCCAAGTCGTATCAACAACGGGGGACCCCCAATGAAAGCGCTACTGACCGCCGCCGTGTGCGGCGCCATGATGACGACCGCCGCCCTGGCCGACGGGCCGACGCTGCCCAGCGCCACGAACTGGTCCGGGGGCTACTTCGGCGCCCATGCCGGCTATGGACAGGGCGACTCCAGCATCACCGAGGACCTGCCGACGTTCGGCGCTGTCCTGCCGGCCGCGCTGGCGACCACGCACGACGCGGACGGCTACATCGGCGGCCTGCAGGTCGGCGCGCGTCGGCAGTTCGGCCAGTTCGTGGTCGGTGTCGAGTTGTCCGGCAGCGGCGGCAACATCGAGGGCTCGACGGGCGACTGCCTCGGCATTGAGACGATCGCGGCGGGCCTGGGTGCGCCGGCCGGTCTCGTCGGCTCGCGGTGCAACACCGAGGTCAACTGGATGGCCACGCTCACCGGCCGCGTCGGCTTCGCCTTCAACCAGTTCCTCGCCTACGGCGCGCTCGGCTGGTCGGTCGCTGGCGTGACGCACTCCAACACGATCTCGCTGGCCGTTCCGGGGTTCCCGATCGCGCTCGGCGGATCGCAGAACGACGTCCTCAACGGACTCGCGTTCGGCGCCGGACTGGAGTGGGCGTTCGCGCCCAACATGAGCCTGGGGATCGAGTACCTGCGTCACGATCTCAAGTCGGAGGGGTCCGGGCTGCTGCTCGGCGGCACACTGACCACGGGCTCGCGTGATCTGGAGCTCGACACCGTGACAGCCAAGCTCAACATCAAGTTCTGACGGGGCGGAGGCGCACACAAGGTGCGCCTCCTGTCCGCCTCTCTCCGGAGGACGCGTAATGCGTGGACGCAGGACTCTCAAGGCGCTGGCGCGCTCAGCCCTCCCGCCACGCGTCAGCATCGTGCTGTCTCTGATCGCCGTGGCGCTCGCGCTCGGTATGCACGGGGCCGCCGCGGTGATCGAGCCGTTTCACAGTGCGCTTGGCGCTAAGGTTGACCAGTACGCGCGCGTATTCGAGGTGATGTGGCTGTGGGTCTTAGTCGGCGGCGCCCTGGGGCAGTTCGCGGGCCGGATCGTGAAAGCCTGGGACGACTGGCGCGCTTGGATGCGCGCGAGCGGTGGCGCAATCAACCATCGACGTGAGGAGAAGGCATATGAGTAGCTTGTTGTCCGACCCGTTCCTTGTCGACTCCCCTCGTGCGCCGTCGGCTCGCGAGAGCGTGATCGACGACCTATCCAATCGGAAAGACCAGCCCCTGCGCTATGACGACGAGGTCGAGGCGCTGAGGGCAGTCTACGAGCGCGCCCTCGACTCGCTGGTGCAGATCAAGAGCGCGCTGATGTATTGCGAGGCGAGACGCGCCGAGCGGGGCGGGGATTGGCCGTGGTAGCGGCAGCGCTCCCGGCTCCACCCGTTGCCTCAGAGTCGGAAGGAGTGAGTGATGGACACTGACGACCACGGCGGCCCGGCCTTCCCGGTCAACAGCCCGAGCGGGACGCCGGAGTACATCCCAGCACGCGATGGCATGACCTTGCGCGACTGGTTCGCCGGCCAGGCACTAGCGGGGAGAATAGGTGCGCGCTCACATATGCATGACGAAGCACTCTTGATCGCGGCTGATGCCTATCGGTTCGCCGACGCGATGCTGGCCGCTCGGAAGGTGAAGCGATGAGTGAGCAGTGCTCCACCTGCAGGTTCTTCGGCAAGTCGAGCGCCGGCTCTCGGCATCACGTCTGTCGTCGGCACCCTCCGCATCCGATGATGGTGGGAGGGGTCTCTCGCTCTGACTTCCCGGTCGTTCTGGAGGACGACTGGTGCGGGGAGTGGAAAGGAGAGCGCGTGACGAGCGTGCGCCACGGCGAACCGTTCCCTCTTCCGACAGCAGGCGAGGGTAGGGTGGCTCGGATCACCGCAACCGCTCACGAGACGTACTCGCAACTCCTTGTTGAGGTGCAGGACGACGACGGCTCGTGGGTGCCTGCCACGACATGGACTCCTCGGCCTTTAGTGCCCGAGGTTCGGCAGTGCTCGACGTGCTGCCACTTCAAGCCTCAGATCGCGCCCGACCAGGGTATTTGCCGCTATGGAAGTCCCAATCGAGACGCCCGAGGGGTAGAGTGGTGGCCGGTGATGAAGCCGACAGAGGTCTGCTCGCACTGGGAAGCGATCTTTTGAGGCTCGACATGACCACCATCCCCCGCCGCCAACTGCTGACCGGGCTTGCCAGCCTGCTCGCCGCGCCGGCGATCGTGCGAGCGTCCTCGCTCATGCCGGTGGTGCCGGTGCGGCCGCTGCGCGGCCCGCCGATGGGCCCGGGTTGGCGGGTTGTCGAGTTGCAGAGTCAGACCTTTCAAGGGATGGCGTTCTGGTATCCCATGACGCTGACCAACGACGATCTCATCGCGCTGACGAGTTAGGTGTGGCGAACAAAAACAGGTGCGGGCCGAGATCGCCTTTGATCTCGTATGGAAGCCGAGCCAGGCATCCGCGCTCACGGAGCCAGCGGTGGCATCGTGATGCCTCGACGTACCCAACCTCCAGAGGAAAGATGGTTCCTCTAGGGATCGATGAAGGGCCGCGCGAGGACCACATTTCAGCATCGAACGGCACGATGACCTCGCCGTCCTCTCCATTCGGCGCCCCGGTGTATCGGCACGCGAGCCCGGAACTGTTCAGAGCGATCTGGTTGCCGTAGTGGTCGGCGTTCGGCCTAGCCCAAGAGATGACCGGAACGGCCGCCACGAACAGGCGGCCGTCGTCGACCTTCTGTCGGAGTTCTGGAGAGTCGAAGTCTTGCTTCCAGCAAGGCTGGTGCAACACCCTGACGAGGAACTCCAGCGAAGGCCGCACCTGCGGCAGGCCGGTCCGCGGCTCCAGAGGCACGCCCATCTCCGAGTGCTTGGCGCGATGATGGTCGCCGATCGCCGCCCACGACGCGACAACGCTGGCCTCATGTCTTTCGCGCTGCTGCTGCCGAATGTTTTTCGCTAGATCGGGATTTGATCGGTCGAACAGTCGAGCTACAGCTTCGCACTCCTCCCAGATCGTCTGCCTCATGGTTGCCTCTTAATCATCTCCAAGATGGAGCGCGCATCGTAACGTCGACCGCGCTCGTTGATGTGCCCGGCCGCCTCCAGTTCGGCGGCGATCTTGCGAAGTGACCTGCGCTCGCCCGTCTTCGGGTTCTTCCTGTGCAGCCGCTTGGCCATGGCAACCGCCTCTGGGACCTTTTCTGCGTTCCGCTTCCGCCCCTCTATCCGGCGCCCCAGCGCGTTCGACTTCCGGTCCCGAGCCCCCTTGAGCTTCGCCGTCAGGCTGGAACGATCGAACTGCGCCACGGCACCCAAGATCTGACGGATCAGCGTTGCGGTCGGGCCGTCGTCAAGAAACGAGTTCGGACTGTCGGCGGCGATGAGGGTGATGCCGCCGTCGCGCAGCATGGCATAGGCAACTTCCTGCACCATGAGATCGCGGGCCAACCGGTTGGCCGTCTCGACGATGATCGTCCTGACGCCGTCGCTGCGTATCCGCAACTCCATGGCCTTCCAGCCGGGGCGGTCGCCTACCGGGTCCGTGCCGCTCACCGCGGCGTCGTAGAACCAGTCGCCTTCAGCAATCTGGTATCCGTTGGCTGCGGCGAACCGCTCGATGGCCTGTCGCTGTCGCTGCTCGCTGTCTTTGTCCTCGCCGACGTTTGTCGCGGAACTCGTCCGCATGTAAGCGACTGCTTTGATGCGTTCTTTACCGCTCGAATGCCCGTCTGTCATGGCGTTTTGCTCGGTCTTTGTGTAGATATCTCCAGATAAACACACGCGACAAGTACGCTTTTCGCAATGCTGCACCGCAACAATCATGGCGCTGGCAGTAATTGCTGATGCAACAGGTAGGGTTGCACTAGCGTCTCGATCGCGACCACGAACGTCTACCTGCACTCCAAGCCTGGCGCGTCGTCGAGCGCGGCGCTCCGGCACGGGATCGGCGCCACCGCCCGAGCGTTGCGCAGGACGAGCCCGACAGGTCCGAAGAACCACGGGCTCACACTGAGCCGGTCGGCGAGGCTGGCACGCACCACGTCGACCACATCGACGACACCGATGATGGCGCCGCGCGCCAGGTCCCGCGCCAGCGGGACCTCTGCCTTGGTGATGTCGTTGATCGTCTCTCCCGCGTCCTCGTACTCGTCGCGCGTCATGCCCGATGAGGCGTGGATACAGACGGGCCCCCGGAAGTCGAGCCCAGGGTTCGGCTTGCGCCAGTCTCGGTTCTCGATGTCCTTTGGCGGGCTGGCATAGATGATCGCCCATGCCCACGGCTGGCGAACGGAGAGCGCGAGCTTCGGCAGATCATCCATCGTCCTCGCTCCTCAATCTGGTTTGCCAACAAGGGCTTTGATCGCGTCGATGCGCGCCACCATAGCATCGCGCCACTTCGCCAAAGGATCGCCTTGCGTGAACGGATATTGATTGCAGATCGCGGCAAACGTGTCGTGATCCTCGCGCAGCGCCTCCTCTAACTCAGCGAGTCGGCTCATCACCGCTTTGTCTCCGCCAGTAAGGGCGGCAAGCGAGGGGTTGGATAGCCGCGCGTCTATACTGGCAGCGCTTCTGATGTAGTCCATGATCGCTCCTCTATCTTACGGGGGGTGCGGTTTGGATTGGGTGCCGAGCGCCCAGCCACGCCACGACGCGATACCGTTCGGCGTCGTTAAGACCGGCCATGATCTGCTCGCACTGACGCATCGCTAGCAGTTCGCGCGGCTCACCAGCATCCGCATCACAATGCAATCCGCCGAATCCCGTTCTGTGCGAGCGCCGCCGTCGTCGACAAAAATAACCTTCCGGCGCGGGCGGGAACTCCGTCCACGTCGGGATTGACCAGTCTCCGTTATAGCCCTCGGCGATAAGCCTGGGCGGCAACGTGCCCTCTGCCTTCCAGGCCCGACCCGGTCGCCACGCCCCCGTGCCATCTCTGTTGGCTTCGCGGACCCACACCAGAATGGGCCGATCTGTCGGCGCGTTGTCTGCTGTGTTCATAGTGGGCCTCTATCGTACAGGCTTCAGTCTTCCAAAAACGCAGCCACGGAACGCGGCGACTTGTAGCCCAGGAACTCTTGAATTTGCCTGATGCTGTAGCCGGCGTCCCGTAGCGTCTTGGCCATCTTCTTCCGCTCGGTCGTCCGATCCCTTTCGACCTTGCGCGGCTCCGGCAAATGACCCTTGCCGCAGCAGATCGGACACTTCACGCGTCACCGGGCAGCTTGATCCGCTGCGGCTTGAAGATTGAGCGCACCGCCCACATGGCGGCCGTCTGCATGTTGCTCACGCCGAGCGCAACGCAGCGCTTGTCGGTGTCAGGATGCGCGGACAGCTTGTCGAGCCATCGCAGGTATTGCTCCTCTAGCGCCTTACCCTCGTTGGCAAGATCGACGTTGCTCTGCGGTTGCGAGGTGTATCCAGCAACGGGCATCGGTGCGTGGGTCAATTCGTTCTCCATTGTAGTCGGGGCTTTCCTGTCGCTCACTTCGCGTCTTTGCCGTAGGAGTGTTTGCACTCGGGGCACACCCAAAAACCCCGCCGGTCCTTCACCAGCTCCGGCCCCCGGCAACGCCAGTCGCGGCAGAGCCAATTCGTGCAGCGTGCCGTCCGCACAAGCGCCTGATCTTCGCAATCGGCGCTGTCATCTATCTTGTCGGACATGCGGGGCATAGCGGGCCTCTGTCGTCGTCTTGGCGGCACCATCGCCGCCTCATCTGTGGAGCAATGTAGACTAGGGCTTGCAGTTTGTAAAGTGCCGTGGCATGTTCAACGGCATGAGGCATGTTGAAAACTTTACCGCGTTCTATCGCAGCCTTCGCGGCCACTCGGTCGAGCACCAGCGCGAGCTGGTCAAGGCGATCGTCGCTCGCATGGGCGGGCGTATCATCGCCGAGTACACAGCAGACGAGCACGGCGGCGACCGTGACGAGTGGATCAGGACGACGCGCCAGCACGAGGGCGCCGTGGTCGCCGGTCTCTATGTCATCCCCGAGCCGGCCACGAAGGGCCGCCGGCCGTCAGCCGACTACGCCGCCGCGCTCATGTCGTTGATCCAGCGATGCGCCGTGGTGGTCGATGCCGAGAGTGGCTTGACCTCGCGCGACGGGGCGAAGTGGGTGGCGCTGGTGGAGAAGCACGCGCACAAGACCGCCGCCGGCCGGACGATGCACCGCAAACGGGCGCAGAAGATGGCCAAGGCAAAGTGGGACAAGGCGCCGCCGACGCCGGCCGAGAAGTGGTCAGCGCCGAACATGAAGCGCGAGCACAAGAGGTGGGCGCAGCACTGGCGCGACCCCATCTATGCCACGGCACAGGCGGCGTTCGACGCGCTGCCGGAAGAGATGCAAGCCGAGATGAAGAACACGCGGCGCATGTACGACATATTCGGCCCGCGTGATCCGACAGGCTCGCGCGGCGGTCGCCCGCCGGCAGCGAAGAAACGCAAGAGGTAGAGGAGGCCCGGCATGCCATCACATCCAAGCGATGATGACGGAGACCGAAGGTCGGGTAGGAGCACGGAGCAAATCAAGCGCGCTCCGCATCGCGCACTGATGGTCACGCCAAACGCAAGACATTGCGACTACTCGCGCCATCTCGCGATTGGGTTGGGTCGCCTCGACGTGCAGTTCGCTTCTCTGGACACGATCACGCGGAACGGTTGGGAGCGCACGCGAGGGCTGTGGGGTACTGACGCAGTGATGCTCGATCATGCGTGTTGGCACTTCATGTCAAAGGCTGAGCGCGAGGAATTTTATCACCTGCAAGCCGCCTATGGGTGGTGACGGAAAACCGGAAGCAAAGGAGGGTCCGCGCGTGCGGGTGAAACTCGTCCAGATCGACGGCAAGCTGCCGAACTTGGCCCTGATGCAGTTGGCATCGTGGCACAAGGCGCGCGGCGATGATGTCGTCTACACGCGCGACACCTCGCATGATCTGTTCGAGCCGACCTATGACCGCGTCTACGGCTCGGCGATCTTCAAGTTTTCCGCTGATAAAATCGCGCGGCTTCGCGCCACGTATCCGGCCGCCATCATCGGCGGCACAGGCACCGACAACGCCACGACGGTGGAAGACGTAATCGGAGAGGAATGGGCAGGTCGCGACTACGCGATATTTCCCGGCTATCGCGCCAGCCTTGGGTTCACGCAGCGCGGGTGCCGTCTCGCGTGCAAGTTCTGCGTGGTGCCTGGCAAGGAAGGCAAGGCGCGGTCGGTGGCGACGATCGCCGACATCTGGCGCGGGGATGGGCACCCGAAGCAACTGCACCTGCTCGACAATGACTTTTTCGGCCAGCAGGAGGATCAGTGGCGCGCTCGCGTGGCCGAGATCCGCGACGGCGGATTCAAGGTCTGCTTGAGCCAAGGTATCAACGTGCGCCAGATCACGCCGGCGGCCGCCGAGGCGTTGGCATCCATTGAGTACCGGGACGACAGCTTTACCGAGCGCCGCGTCTACACGGCCTGGGACAACCTGAAAGACGAAGCCGTGTTCTTCCGTGGTGTCGATATGTTGGAAGCCGCCGGCATCCCACCGAAACGAGTGATGGCCTACATGCTGGTTGGCTTCGACAAGCGCGAGACCTGGGATCGTCTTTGGCATCGGTTCACGCGCATGACCGAGCGCGGGATTGAGCCCTATCCGATGGTGTTTGACTGCCGCGCGACAGACCCCGATCGCTACCGCGAACTAAAGCGGTTTCAGCGGTGGGTGGTGACGGGTCTCTATCGCGCCGTGCCGTTCAGCGAGTACGACGCGGGCAAGAAGTCGGGACGAGGCGCGGTTTGCCAGCAGCTTGAGCTTCTGGCGTGACGACAAAGGAGGCCCTGCCGTGCCTGAATGGGTGACGCGAGAGCATGACGCGGTGAAGTGGTGGCGCGCGTGGCGCGCTGCGATCTTCCCGGTCTACTTAACCACGCTGCGCGGTAGGCCGTGGCAAGACACGCAGTAGCAAAGGAGGCTGAGATGCAGATCGAGGATACTGTGCTGCGAGCGATCGAAGAGTGCTGCGCGTGTCGGTATTGGACCGGCCTTGAAGGATCAGACAGCGACTGCGGAAGGTGCCGCCGGTACCCGCCGACGAAGCACGTGTCGATGGAGACCTCTGGCGACGCGATCAAGCTCAGTGTGAAGCAGGGTTTCCCCGAGACCTTCCGCGCTTCGTGGTGCGGCGAGTTTGCCAAGGTCGAGAAAGTCTAGGAGCCGCTATGGTTGCGATCAATTTCAGCGAGCGGTTCGCCGGTCCCGTTGAGCGCGGAGAGAAGCGGCAGACGATCCGGCGCAGCAGAAAGTGCGCACCCGGTGATGCGTTGCAACTCTACACGGGCCAGCGCACGAAGGCGTGCCGCAAGCTGATGGACGCGGTGTGTCGTGACGTCACCTATGTGGGTCTGACCGCGCGTGGCGTGACGCTCGGAGACAAGTCGAAGTTCCCGAGCGACATCGACGACTTTGCTCGCGCAGACGGCTTCGCCGACTACGCCGAGATGTGGAAGTGGTTCAGCGAGCGATATGAAACCAACAGCTTCACCGGCTACGTGATCCGGTGGTGACGACTGAGGAGCGCGAGCCGTGACCGACGAACGCGACTACAGTGGCGACTACGACCGTCCGCATATCCCAGACGGTCACGTGCTGTGCCCGCGATGCGATGGGCACCAGACGGTCAACTGTCACTGCGGCGGCGATCTGTGCGTCTGCGATAACTACGGCGAAGAGCCGTGCCCGCTCTGCGGAGGTGAGTACGGCGGCGAAGGGTACGTCTCAAAAGAAGTTTACGACCGCTGGTGGGAGATGGCGCGACAGTGGCAGACGGCGTTCGCCGTGCTGCCGACTGAGCAGAAGTAAAGGAGCGCGGGCGGTGGCTCATCCGAAGCAAGACGAGAGGCCGAAGCGTCACAGATGGGCGCCGGGCAACTACGGCGGCTTGTGCCATTGGTGCGGCGAGAAATTTGTTGGCGACAAGTTGGCGAGCGAGTGCGCCGACTGCGCGTATGCCGAGCCGCACCCGGCCGAAGCTGGTAAGCCTGCCCTCGGCGCGCAACGCCTGTGGGAGATATGGCGCAAGAAGTAGAGGAGCGACTATGAAGCACTTCAGCAGCATCTACTCGCGCCGCCGAGAGCCCAAGCGGCCGGTCTATCGAAAGGTGTCGTGGTTGGACGTGCTGCGCGCCGAGCGCAAGGCTGATGCCACCAGCGCTGCGGCCGAGCGCATCATGCTCGACGCTCTGCTCTACGGCACCGGCATCGGGCTCGCACACGTGCCGCTCGACCGAGCCTTTGCGAGCATGCCGGAAACCTCGGAAGGATAGGAGGCCATGCCGATGCTGAAGCTATTCGAGTTCTCCGGCGCCGAGACAGATTGGGTTGCCGCGCACGACGAGGCCGAGGCGCGGCGCGTGCTCAAGGCGCATCACGGGATCAGCGACGAAGACATCGCTAGCAGCTACGAGGACATTGGTGAGGTCGACCCGACCACCATTGAGTGCACGCCCGATGACTGGGATTACGACAACGAGGATGCGGAGAAGCCGACTGCGCTCGATGAGATGCGCGGCAAGACAACTGCGTTTTTCCTCGGCTCAACCTGCACGTGACGATGAAGGAGGGTGACATGGGCAAGGTGAAAAGTGAGCGACAGGAAAGCCCCGACCATGAAGTGTGTCGCCATAGATGCCGACGACGACGCAGTGTTCGACGCGCAGCGCAATCACTCGAACTGTGAGGGAGGCGGCTACTGCTGCCCGCACTGCTTGAGGGACAACGAGCACGGCCCTGTTGGTAGCGAGCGCGAGGCGGTCGCGTGCGATCACTGTGGCAAGACGTTCGTCGTTTGGGATGAGACCGAAATTCGTCAATGCAGCGGCCCGCTGGCTGCGTGAAGTGGAGGCCGCTATGACATTGCGCAGCACGACATGGCTTGGCGAGACGTGGATGAAGGTCGGGGCCGATCGCTCATCCGTCGACGTCAACGTGCAGAAAATGAATGCGCTGGCGGATGCTTACACGCACGGCACCAACACAAGCGACGCTGCGTTCGTTGCGTGCGCCGTGCGTTACGCGATCCTTGCCGAACGTGAGGCGTGTGCACGCATTGCCTCCGCCACGGCTGACGGTAGCGACTGCGACAACCGGGGTGCGATGGATATGGAAACAGGTGAGGTGCCTTGCGCTGCCGAGCGTCGCGGCGAGGTGTGCACGTGCGCCGAACGCTTCGACCTAGCGCACAAGATCGCCGACAAGATTCGAGCCCGCAAGTAGCGACAGGAAAGCCCGCTATCCCAAACGAAAAAGGCACCCGCCGACGCGAACGGGCGCGTCGGCGGGTGGCTCGCTGCCGGGGGAGAGCGCGAGCAATCGACCGGTTCTGCGGCCGGTCGATCTCTTAGGTCACGATGTCAAATAGCGGAACGTCGCTGCCGCAACGACCAACATCAGCGCCGCGAAAACCTTCTGGTCGTGTCTCGTCTCGACACGAACCAAGCGCCACAGCGCCACCTTCACCAGAGTCCTCATTGAGCAAGCCCCTTGAGCGCCACGAGCACCTTGCCGGCCGAGTCGAGGATCTTGATGACCGGCTCGCTCCAGCCCAGGATGACTACCGCCACCGACACGAGGAGGTAGGTCAGGCTTGATTTGAGAACCTTCTCCAGCCCCGGCAGAGCCGCCGACGAGGCCTGAGACGCCTCGATCGACGCCATACGAGCGTCGATCGAGTTCATCCTGTGATCGCCGTCCTGCAGCCGGCTGTCGATACGGTCCAGCCGCTCGACCGTTTCCTCGACTCGGTCCGCTGTCATAGCTGTCCGCTCGTCTATCCGTCCGATCAGCATGACGATATCGCTCGTCATGCCCCAGTGCTGGCCGGGGTGGCCGTAAGGGTGGTAGGGGTCGCGCATCTCTCACGTCGTCCATGGTCGTCAGCCCTGCCTCTTGGCGCGCAAATGAACATGGCGCTGGCAGACCCGATAGTCGTCGCGGACCCGACCGTAAGCCTCTCGGGCGCGCAGCCATGCGCTCGCCCAATGAGCGTTGACAGCCGTCGCCGACGTCGCCCCGACAGGAAGGTCCGGAACCCGCGGGAGATCATCGGGAACGCGCGCGCGGCACTCGTCAGGAGCCGCTGCAAACGAGCGTTGAACCTCGACTGGAATGTATTCTGTCTTGGAACAGCCAGCCGCAACCAGTGCGGCAACCACCATGCCGATTCGGCAACCGCGAGTCATCATGGCGATACCCTCCGAATGACCGCATTGAGATCGGCAACCGTTGCCGGAGATTCCGGAGACGACGCCTGCGGCTCCAGAACGGTCCGGCGCAGCACGTCGAGAGCCTGGTCGCGCTCGCGGCGCGCCCGGTCCTGCTCGGCCCGCAGCCGGGCGATCTCCGCCGCCTCCGCCGCGTTGTCGGTCGCGTCCTTCTTCGCCACCTTGCCTTGCAACTCGATCTTCTGGCCGCGGAAATCGGCCTCGCGCTCGCGATACCCCTGGCGGTGCATCCACCAGCCGAACAAGGCGACCGCCACCACGGCCACGATGCCGACCTTGATCATCGCCGTCGCCGACGTCTCGGGCGGGTCGTATCGCCACGCCTCGATCCGGTCTCGCACCCGGTCTCGGCCCGAGCGGAACGCGCGCTTCACCGCGCTCGCCGCTGCTGCCGCTGTCAGAACACTCATGTCGACCCCCCGGTCGGTTGCAGGTCGAGCCCCTTGCGATACGCCTCCACCTTCGCGCGCTCGACACCCTTCGCCGCGAACCAGATCAGCACCCCGATCAGGATCGCCACCCCACTCCCCACTACAATGAGTCCGCCAGGGCTCAACAGCCACCCGAAGGCAGAATGAATCTCATCGGCTCGCTGCTTGGCCTCGTTGATGGCCGTCAGCGTCGTCGGGACGTCGCCAGCCGGCATGGTGATTCCGAAGAAGCTGAGCACCGACGACACGATGGTCAGAGCCTTCGCGCCGAGTTTCACGCGCTGTGCCGCCTTGACCTCGGTCGAGCCGTTGGCCGCCAAGTCGGCCGCGGTCGCGTTCGTCCGCGCCTCCGACACGGGTGCCGGGGCCGTCGTCATCAGGACGTCGAGCGTCCGCGGTCCGATCTCGCCGTCGACCTTGAGCCCGTGCTCGCTTTGGAACGCGACCACCGCACGCCGAGTCAACACCCCGAACGCGCCGTCGACCTCGCCGCACGGGTAGCCCAGGGCGACCATCTTCTCCTGCGCCGCCTTGATCTCGGGGGACTGGTCGCCCTGCCGCCAGATCTTGGCATCGACCAGATCTCGGTCAGACGTGGCCGGCCAAACGCCCTTGGCCTTGGCGGTCCACCGGCGGCGGCCGTCGAGGTTGTTGGTGATGGACTTCTTCGACGGCGAGCCGGTGTTGAGCGCGGCCGACACCGAGTCGACGTCGTCCGCCTCGGCGTACCGGGCCAGCCCCTTGAGGTGCCAGTCCGCGAAGGCGGAGCGCACGCCCCACTCCGGTTGCTCCAGCGCCTCGGGCTCGTTGATCAGTGACGGACAGGCCCGGCCGCCGGGCTGCCTCCTGATCTCCTCCTCGATCGCCTCGTAGTTCGACAGGTGGGTGATCTGAGTGGGGCCGCGTCCAATGTACTTGCCGCACATCACCGGAGTCCCCTCGCGGCCGCCGTAGACGAAGGCGGCCAGACGCTCGGGCTCGTTGACCAGCGACTGCGCAAGCTTTGCCACCGTGCCGTACTGCTCGCGGCAGTCGTCGAGGTTCTCGGACAGCGCCTTGCGCAGACGGAACCCGTACACCTCGCGAATCCGCTCCGCCGTGGTGAAGCGCATGTTCTCGCGCATCGCCGTGAGCGCGAGTCCGTTCGTCTCCGCACCCCATTGACCCGCGAAGTGTACCCATTGCTGCCGATTCATGCGGTAATGCCGCATGAGTTCCCCCGACAACTTCGTCATCGCCTCAGACCACACACCTTGTGCCTGAGGCGCGAAGCGATCCATGTCGCGCCGCGTGATTTCCATGATCAGCCGCCCCCTAGCGGATCATCAGTTGAGAGGCCCCAAAATCTCCACCAACGTCGACAAGGCGTCGACATACTGGGTGCCGTAGTTTGTCGATTGACCGATATAGTAAGGCTTCCAAATCAGAGACACAGCCCCGCGCGAGTCAACGATAGGGTGAGCAAGACCCATTCCCGTGGTGGTCAGAAAAGTTGCGCCTTGCACACTCGTGAAGGCAGGCATGGGTATTGGATAGCATCTGGTCGTCATGTTCGGCGTCGTCGTGCGCCTGCGCATCAGCCACGACTGGTTCGGCTTTGGCCAGTAGGTCAGCGTGGGCCTTGCGACATACGTGATCACGCCGATCCTGAACCGCAGACGGAAGTCGTCGACTGATGTTTTCAAGGTCGCCAGCGCATCGATCATCGAGGCCGGATCGTCCGATCGCGCCAGCACCGGCCGCGTGCGCCCGTCCGAAGCCCAGCGATAGTATCCGTACCGACCCTGCGCGCTTTTGTTGTAGGCCGGGCTCGGGATCGTGCCGGCGTGCTCGCTTGGCAGTCGCAAGTACCACGAAAAGCGATTGCTCGTGTTTACCACGTGCATCAGATACGGGTTCGATCCTTCCCACACGTCACCGTAAGGTCCGGTCGCAAACGGATCCGTCAGCGCCGCGACAATAGGATCGCCAGACGGCACATGGTGAACTGCAACGCTCTGAACCGCTTGGCTCTCTTCGTACTCATCGACGGCGTCGAGCCCGATACGCAGCGTGGAGCCAGACAGCGCCGCGTCGACCAAGGCGCCAACCGAGCCAGACACGCAGGCGCCAGAACTTGTGGTCTCGTAGAGGATCGACACCGTTACCTCCGATCAGAAAGCAGCCGCCAGCGCAATGATTTCCTGGGACGGAACTGGCCAATGATCATCGGCCTTGTACGTATCGTCGCCCGCCACGATGAGGTCTCTGCACTTGGTTCGCATCGCTGCGATCCAGTCGAGACCCGCCTTGTACGTGACGAGATCGGCCGGCGACAGAGAGTCGCCAGCAGCCGCGGCAGCCAAGTTGATCTGGGCGGTCTCATTCACGACCGCCAGTATTCGGCGTCGGCACTCGGCCTTGATCGCTGGCGATAGTGTGTCCTGCGCTGTTGCCACGCGCCAACCGTCACGCGACTTGACAAGCCTTGCATCCCAAGAGCACGAGATGGCAAAGCGCCCGTCAGCGTCCGCCAGGCGCTTACGGCCAACGTCGTCAACGAACCACTCCGTCGTGTCGGCAGCGTCAACGATCGAGCCTTCCACACAGCGCAGCCTGTCGTCCGGAAGGGACAGCAGAAGATCTGGAATCGGAACCCCCGAAACATCTCCGCTCGCCCTTGCGAGCACGATGTCGTCGTCGACAATGGCTTTCATCACGGCCAACCCCCATTTGGTTACGCGTGGACCCGCAGCGTGGCTGCGGGCTCGGCGTAGTTTGCAGAAACGTAGTAACCAGTGACCTCGTAGGTGAACGAGTACCTTGTGCTCGGAGTGGCCACCAACGTGCCAAACGCAACAAGCGCCTCATTATCAACCGTCATGTCACAGTCGGCTTTCTGAAGTTCAAACTGCGGCGATCGCGCCCAGTTGATCGTTCCCGTCAGCTTAGGAACTGAAGAACGTGTCGCGTAGTTGGTCGCGGAACCGGACCTGACGTAAGTAGCGCTCAACAGCGCCTTGTTGGCCAGCGCCGTGATCGTAAGGGCATTGGAGCCATTCGTGACAACGCGCGCGACAAGCATGTCGTCGAAGGTCGTATCAAACGTCGCATCTGTTTCGGCCAGAGCACTCGGATTATATCCGACATCCGCCAAATCTTCGAGGACGAACCGGCCCGACGGGTATGTCGCGGCGGGAGTCGCATCGCCAGTGCCGGGGGCGTGCCAACGCAAATGGTAGGTCTTGTTTGCAAGGGTGGCGAACGTGCGCGCACCGGAATCCAGTGCCGTAGAGTTGAACAGACCCCAGCCGCGGTGTCGCCAGCCTAGCCCGGTGTTGATCGTCATCGTGCCAGTGCCGGAGGTGAAGGTCAGGATGTTGCTCGTCGCCGTGATCTCAGGATGGATCGGCAGCCCAGGCCCGCGAGCCGACGCCCACGGCTTCAGCATGAATGCGCCCACGCCGCCGTTCAATGTGGCATCGTAGATCAGTTGGCACAGCAAAGACTTGATGATCGACCCAGGGGCGAGCGGCGCGCCGAAGTCAGACCGGATCTGCTTGCTCCCGATGCCGAACGCGTTGATCGTCGACACGTCGGTGTTGGTGTTGGCCGGAAAGAACTCAACCGTCATGCCCGTAAAGTAGGCCTTCGGCGGCTGATACGAGCCGAGCGCCGTCAGCACGTAGGCGTTCGCCGATCCACTGTCGGTCCCGTGATACCCGCCACCAGCAGAGTACCGCGCGACAGCCTGGGCAAGCTGCTGCTTGTCGGTGTCGGGTCCGCCGTAAGGGTCTGGCGTGATCCCAGCCGTGACGACCGTTTTGTCCAACTCGTAGAATCGCACCGAGTCCTCGGCAGCCGACAGCCGCCCGTCGGCGTTGGCTCCGGAGTTCTCAACCTTGACCTGATAAGCGCGCATGTCGTTTCATCCCCTCAGTCTCAGCAGGAAATCGGCGGAGTGTTGTTCCAGATCACGACGACGTTCGCGGGTCGAATGCGCTCGATCATGCACATGAAGTCGTCGCACAGATCGCCAGTGCCGTAGGTCGCCGGATAGTCGTAATTGTACCCCTCACCGCCACAACCACCGACCACATCGATGTAGACGCGGAACCGACCGAGCTTCGGCAGGTTGCGGTAGTAGATGGGGTAGCAGCTCGGATAGAGCGACGGCTTCTGGACCAGCCACCCCGGCGTGATCGTGATTTCCAGGCCGTACAGCGCGGCGAGATCGTGCCAGTCCTGCGCCGTCGTCCAGCGCCGCTTGTCGAGGCGCCACATCACCCACGCGCGCCGCTCCTCCAGCGTCTGAGCGTCAGGCAGGCACGGGTCGGGAAGACCCATCGCGGTCTCCCACTCGGTGATCATGTCGGTCGTGGTGCGCGGATCCAGTTCGGTCGCCAGTCGGCACAGCGCTTCCCAGGCATCCTCGAAGGATTGACCGAGCGCCCACAGCAGCCGCCAGGCCGTGGTCCCAGGTCGGCGGAACATCTCCCACGCCACGCCAGTCGGCAGGTGCGCGTCAAGCACCTCCTGCGATCGATCTCCGGGCTCAAGATAGTGGCAGGTCGGCGTCGTCATGCGAAGGTGACCTCGCCAAGCGCGGGCAACTCGTTGGCGCCGACTGTGACGTCAGAGGCCGGATCGGCAAGCGTGAACGACACCACCTTGGCCCTCCCCTCACGGTCATAGGTCTCTCGCACAGCACAGAGGATGGCGTCGTGCGGGATATTGGTGGCGTAGTCGACCGACTCGCCGAAGAACTGCTCCAGACGCGCGATGATCGCCCGACGCATCGAAGCGGTGTCCGGGACAAGCGACGCGATGTCGATGTCGACGTCCAGCTTGGTCGGCGCCGCAACCACGACATCTTCCGGCGCCGTGTGGGCCGGCATGATCATGCTGTGAATCTTCTCGCGCACCGTCTCGACCTCGAAGGAGGACGGATACGGGTTGGCGTCATCGTCGCGCATGAAGGCGATCTTGACCTGCCCGTCGTAGACCCCGTTGGTGCCGTTCTCGGTCGCCTTGCGCACCCAAACGCGCGTTACACCTGGCACCGACTTCGCGACGATCTCGATCTCGTCCGCGGTGAACATGCCGAAGTCGGTGCCGAGCGCCTTGAGGATGCGGGCCCGGTAGGACTCCGTCGTCTCTGCGTCCGTCCCGCCGCCGATCTCGCCAAACGTGACGATGGCCTGCGCAGCGGCGCCCGACGGCGGGTTGGAGATCGTCAGAGTCGACCCCGCGTCGAGGTTCGTGCTTTGCCCGGTTTCGTCGGACACGATCGTCGCAATCGCCCACGACGCCGTCATGATCGGCGACCCTGTTGCCGGCGTGGTCGGCGTGGCGTCGACAAGGTCGAACGTGAACTCGTTGGGCGCCGTGACCGTAATCGTCCACGATCCGTTGTAGTCGGTCTGGGTTGCGCCAGAGATCGCAACCGTCATCCCAGTTGCGAGAAAGTGCTCGGACGACGTCTCGAATATCGCAGTCGAACCTGATCGTGTCAGCGAGGCCGCGTTGAGCGACTGCGTAGCGATCGCCGTTGACGCCTCGACCCGGTAGGTGACGTTGGAGCCGACCATCTCGGTGCCTGCATCGATGATCGTGCCGGCCGCGCCGATGATGACCACGCGCCCCGAAGCCGCCGCCGCCTCGTAGGGCGCGAGATTGGTCACATCGCGCCACCAGCCATTACGCAGAAACGCGCTCGACGCACGCTGTGGAAACGGCTCGTTGTCAGCGTAGCGCTTCAACGCCACGTACCAGTCGTGCAGGGCAGAGGCGACGGACTTGACGAGCCCGCCGATGAACGAGCGCCGCGATGTTGACGGGTCGAGTTCGGGCAGCGCCTCGCGCGCATAGCCCTGCAGCCCAGCGACGACGCCAGCTCTCTGTGGAATCTGTAGCGGCACGCATCCCTCCGTCCTTGACCAGTTGGCCGTCTACTACAGTTTCCAGATTTCGAGACGCGCGAAGATTTCGACAGAGCCAAAGTTGCTGGCTGTCCCAAGGCCGTTTGATGCCTTCGATGTCTGGCATCGGTGCTCAATGGTGAACGTCTTGGAACCAGCAATCGTGACAACCGCAGACCCTTCGCTGATCGACCACCCAGAACCGGTGGAGATCGAAAAAGCCTGGACGCCGACGCCGGCGTCGGTGCTGTCTGTCGTGTTTCGCAACCACGTCTTGTGGGCGTCGACTGAAAACGCTGGTGCAGACCAGCGGAAGCGGTATGTGCCGGCGGGCAACGTGACAGCATTAGCTGAAAGAGACGCAAGAGACGCAACGTTTCTCACGAGCGTGTTGAGCACTCGCGTTGCTCGGGCACCGGACGTAAAAGTCCCGCCCTCAGTGTTGGCCGCCTTCTGATCCTCGACGATGACATCGGGGGCCGGGCTTGTACCTGGGCTGACCGCCAGAGCAGTCCCGCTCACCCTCTGGTAGCTTGTCACCCGCCAGTTGCCGGACCCGTCGGACTCAGCCTCGCACACATCACCCGCTGCCGTGGTGATATTGGCGCCGGTCGGAAGGATCAACGTGGTCACGTTGTGCGTGAGAGTGAGCACGCCAGAGAAGCGGATGCGGCGGCGACGGTTGGCAACCGTGCCGAAGCTCGTGATGGTCGTTGTGCCGGTGATCTCCACTCGCGTTGTCAGCGCGGCGCCGATGTCGCAGGTGGATGCAGACGCGACGGCGGTCTCCGCCAAGACGCGGCCCCGAAGGATGTCGCCGACCAGTTGCTCCAGCATGGTTTCCCCTTAAGCAGCGATCGCTTGCAGTTCTGCGTCGGTGAAGTCGCGCGTGAACCATGCCACACGTCTGATGATGCCAGTGAATAGGGACGCTGCGTCTGCACGCCGACCGATGTATAGATGAGTGGCTGTCGGAATAGTCGCTACGTTATCCACGGCGACTGTGCTTCCGTCGCGACTTCCTGCGATGTCATTTGTGGCAAACGACACCGCTGCCTTAAATGTCTGGCCCACAGACATTGCGGCGCCCATCGAAGCGAATGCCTGCGCGACACCATCATCGAGTACGGAATACGCGGGTTGATTGCCGCTCGTGAACAAAATAGAGCATCTATCGGCATTTGTACCGTTGTTGAACTCCACAACAACCTGCTCAAATCCAGTAGCGTTCAGCGTAGTAATGCGTGCTTCCACGAACAGCGTGCCCCGCACTGACGGGTCGCCCGGCAGCGCACTCGTGAGGATCGAGATCGCATCCGCATTCCGAGTTGCGGTTGTGCCGGCAGTGGGGATGTAAGAGGTCGGCTGCGATCCAAGTTCGAACTGACCACATCCGATGTGAATGCCCGATGTGCCATCACCCGTGAACGAGGTCGACGTGCCGTTATCGAGCGCGATCCGTAGATTGATATTGGTGTCCGTGCCGCCGAGCGTGACCGCAACCCAGCATCGATAGAGCCCGCCACCCCAATCTTCGATGCCGGAGCCCGCAACAACAGCGTCGGCGCCTGATGTCGCTCCAACAACAGTCCCGGTGGACGCGTTGAAAGTGCATCCGCCATACCGTGCTAGCGTCGTGCCCTCGTAGATGGCGAGATGCACGCGCGAGAACTCGGCTTGGCGAACGAAGTGCGAGAACACATAGGTGCTGGTGTTGGTCGTGCCTGAAATTGTCTGCGTTCGCGTGTGCGAGTTGGGCAGCGCGGTAGCGACGATCTTCTCAAGCGTCAAAGCGCCTGTTGGCCCGGCAGCAGAGTTTGCAGCAACCGTCGTCTGAAAGCTCGACCACGGCGACACGTCAAGTTCCTCAGACCTAAGTAGCAGGTTCGTCGCCGCCGGCTCGACCAAGATCCCCAGCAGCACGCCCGTCACGGGGTCGTGCTGGTACCGCAGCGTATTGGCCGCGGCGTACTTGTAGACCCGATCTCTGTCGACGTAGCCGGCATTGGTTCCAGAGCGGGTGACGGTGAGCAGATCCTCAGGTTTGCCCGCGTTGGACTTCGCACCAGAGTAGTCGGCGATCAGGGCCGACCGCGACGGTGCGTCGATCGCAAACCCCTCCTCGCCGGCCAGAATGTCCTCGGCGCACAGGATGGTGTCTCGCGTCTCGGTCAGCGCTCTGCCGCTCGCACGCCCGAACCACAGGCACCGCCACTGACCTGAGCCGTTGGAGGCGAAGATCGCCATGTCTCCGGCAGCCGTGGTGATGTTCGCGCCCGTCGGCAGGATGAGCGTCGTGGCGTTGTGTGTGAGCGTCAGCGCGCCAGAGAAGCGGACGAACCGGAACCGGTTGGCGACAGACCCCAGCGAGGTGATCGTCGTTGTGCCTGTGATCTCCACGCGTACCGACGTGGTGGCTCCGATGTCGGTCGTCGAGGCAGACGCCACCACCGCCTCGGCGACATTCAGGTATGCCTGCGCGAATGCCGTGGTGGCGATCTGTGTCGTGCTCGTTCCGCCCGCCGCAGTCGGTGCGGTCGGCGTCCCGGTCAGCGCTGGAGACGCAAGCGGCGCCTTGAGCGCCAGGGCTGCAGTCAGCGTGGCCACGTAGTTCGGATCGTCGCCGAGCGCCGCAGCGAGTTCGTCGAGCGTATTGAGCGCGCCCGGCGCTGCAGCGATCAAAGCATTGATCGCTGCCTGCACAAACGCGGTTGTCGAGAGTTGGGTCGTGTTGGTGCCCAGGCTCGCAGTCGGGGCGGTCGGTGTGCCGGTGAACGGGACGCTGTTCAGGTCCATCAGATTGAACGGCAGCTTGCCGCCTGCCCCGAGCAGAGGGATTGTCCCCTCAGAGGTGCCGACCGCGTAGCCGAACGAATCGCCCGCCTTGGACAGGATGTAGGCCCACAGGGCGCGCCACTTGTACGGGGTCGGCCGAACTGCGGCGACCGACTCTGCCCCGAGCAGAATCGCGTCATCCCCAGGGCTGGAGTCCACCAGTACGTTCGGGTCTCCGAGGTTGAAGGTCATGGCTCCATCACCCCGTCAGAGCCACGAGTTCAGAGTCTGCCAGATCGCGCGAGAACCACGCCACGCGACGGATGATGCCATTCACTGCCCCGCCAGATGCGCTGGCCCCCAATTGAAGCCGAGTGACTGTGGGCATCGTCGCCGAGGTGTCAGTACCAACAGCGCCACCATCGCGACTCCAGGCGACATCGTTGACGCGATACGACATCGCCATCCGAACAACCTGACCAACGGCAACCGCAGAGCCAACCGCTGCAGATGCCTGGGCCACGCCCCCATCTGGCAGGAAGATTGCGGGAATCAGCGTCGATCCGATATTGATATTCACGCGCTCATTGTTGGTAGCGTCGTTGAGTTCCGCCAACGATTGCGTCGCGCCGGTTGTTCCTAAGGTCAGCGCATCGACGAACAGCGTTCCCATCACCGACGCATCCCCAGGAAGTAGGCTCGTGGCAATCGTGATCGCATCCGCGTTTCTTGTTGCCGCAGCAGATGTCGTCGGGATGTAAGAGGTCGCAGCGGAGCCCGCCTCAAGCTGAGCGCCCCAGACGTAGACGCCGGACACTCCGTCGCCGGTGTAGCCGGCTGCCGAGTTCGACACGTTTTGCAGGATGATCTGAGCGGCGACCGTGGTGCCACTCGGCCCGCAAACGCCGGTCAATTCGATCCGATAGACGCCATTGGGATATGGGACCACGCGGGCGCTGGCCCCGGAGCCAGTGCCCAGGTTCACTGCCGCAACCGTTATCTGGCCGTTTGAAGGATCGACATGAACACGAACGCCGTCCGAGCCCGACACCATCTGCGCGCGGACGAAGCGACCTCCGGAAGCCGGCTTGACAAAGAAGGATAAGGTGTTGGTGGAGCCGGCAACAACCGTAATGTTCTGATAGATGTAGTGGGACCCGTTCGCCGTATCCTCGACGATCATGTCCATGGTGTTGGTGCCGTTGGGCGCGATGGCTGCGTCAGCTACCGAGCCCGAGCCGAACGCAAGGATGCCGGAGCGCAACCATGATGTCTGGAATTCCTGCGAGCGCAGCAGCAGGTTCGTCGCCGCTGGCTCGACCAGCAGCCCGAGCGGAACGCCCGTCAGCGGATCGTGCTGGTAGCGCAGGACGTTTACGCCTGCGGTCTTCAGAATCCGATCGCGATCGACGTAGGTGGCCGTCGTCGCTCGGACCTCCGTCAGCAGATCCTCAGGCTTACCGGCGTTCGACTTCGCGCCCGTCAGGTCATTGATCAGCGCCGAGCGCGACAGGAACTCCGCCGCAAACCCCTCGTCGCCGCGCAGAATGTCTTTCGCAGTGCGGATCACGTAGGGCGCCGCAATCGCCTTGCCTGAGGCCCGGAGGTAGGACACGACCCGCCAGTTGCCAGACCCATCAGATGCCACCAGCGCGACGTCGCCGACGGCCGTCCTGATGTCGGCGGCGCCGGGAAGGATCAGCGACGTGACGTTGTAGGTCAGCAGCACCTCGCCGGAGAACCGAAGCACGCGGAACCGGTTCGTGCCCGACCCGAACGACGTGATCGTGGTCGAGCCCGTGATCTCGATCCGGGTGGTGGTGATCGATGCCAGGTCGCAGGTCGCCGCTGACGCAAGCGTGGTCTCGGCGACGTTGAGCAGGGACTGCACGAAGGCCGTCGTCGCGATCTGCGTGGTGTTCGTGCCCGCCGTCGCGGTCGGCGACGTCGGCGTGCCCGTGAGCGGGGGCGAGGCCAGAGGCGCCTTGAGAGCCAGCGCCGACGTGATCGTGGCGGCGAAGTTCGCATCGTCACCCAGCGCCGCGGCAAGCTCGTCGAGTGTGTCGAGCACACCGGGAGCCGAGGCGATCAAGGCGGCGACGGCAGCCTGAACGAAGGCGGTCGTGGCAAGTTGAGTGGTGTTCGTTCCGAGGGTAGCTGTCGGGGCAGTCGGGATGCCGGTCAGCGGAACGCTGGCCAAGTTCATCTGCGCGTGGGGGAGTTTCCCGCCCGGCCCGAGCAGCGGAATATCGCCTTCCGCCGTGCCGACGTCGTATCCGAGCGTGGTCCCGGCCTTCGATTGGATGTAGGCCCACAGCGCCGACCACTTGTAGGGCGCCGGACGAGGCGAGTTGATCGACGGCGCGGCCATGACGATGCCGTCGTCGCCCGCGCTGGTGTCGACGACCGCGCCGCCGTCCTTGAAGTCGAATGCCATGGCCTAGTCCCACTCGACGGGCACGCCGCCCCAGTTGATCCGTTCGCCACCCCACTCCAACGCATCCTCACGGGCATCACCGACCGTCGTCGACACCGCCGTCGTCGTTGCAAACGTGCGGGCGATCGTGCGGTCGGCCAGCAGGTAGGCCCTGGTCGTCTCGCCGCCGTCCGGCTCGGTCACCGACACCACGAACTGAGCTCGCCGGTGCGCCGGCTCCATCAGCACGGCACAGTCGGAGTTTTGAATGAGTCCCGCCTCGATCATCCACTCGACCGCGGCGTTGCCCTCGATCCGAAGCCCGATGGCCACCTCGCGCGTCAGCCGGCGTTGCTCGTAGAGCCACAGGCCCGAGCCGTGCAGGTCGCCCGGCACCTCGGACACGAGGTCGCCGATCCAGCCGCGGCGCTTGAGCGGATCCGCCACTTCGTCCGGGCGGGCGCGGCGATCTGAGAAGAAGGATACGAACAGCGCCGACTCCAGCCCGTCGGTGGTCGCGAAGTCACGGCTCGTCGCGTCGATGACGAGGTCGTAGTAGCCGTGCGGCGTGCGCTCGTAGGAGAGATCGGTGTAGGTGACTGCTCCCGCAGAAATCATAGCGAGGCTCCTTCTACAAGCGTGTCCAGCCCGACACGGACGATGTTGAGTGCGGCGTTAACGTCGCGATCGTGGCTCTCGCCACAGACCTCGCACTCCCATCGTCTTATTCCGATCTCTGCGATACCTTTGGGGCCGCTGTCTGCACCGCAGACAGAACAGGATCGGGAGGTGTTTCGCTCATCCACCTCGATCATCTTCCCGCCATGCCTAAGGGCCTTGTACGAGAGTTGAGTGCGAAGCGTGGACCAGCCGGCGTCGAGCACACTCTTAGCCATGCGGGTCCGAGCAAGTCTCTCGCTCGATACGTTGCCCACGAAGATCGTCCCGTGAGCCAAGGCGATCCGAGCGCTCGCCTTGTGGAGGTAGTCCTTGCGGCAGTTCGCGACCTTCGCCGCGATGCTGCGCGCGAGCTTCGTCTTGCCGGCACGCTGCGCTTTCGCGTGACGCTCGGCGTGCTTGGCGAGGTGTCGCGGGTTCTCGATCTTCTCGCCAGTCGATAGCGTCGCGAGGTCTTTCAAGCCGAGATCGATGCCGACGATGCTGCCGCCGGACTTGGCGAACGCCTCAGCCGGCATCTCGATCGGCAGGTTGATGTACCAGCGCCCGCGGGAGTCCTGATTGAAAGACCCGGCGCGGATCACGGCGCCATCGGGCAGATCGCGCCAGTGCATCGTCTCGTAGATGACGCCGCGGAACTTAAGTTTTCCCGGCGCCACGACGGTGACGTGGCCCTGGTTGAAGGGGACCCACCCGAGCGACTTGCGTCCACGGAATCGGAGCCAGGGCTTGCGATGCTGTTTACGTGAGCGGTCGTACTGCTGGCAGACCTTCTGGATCGTGTGCGCGTGCAGGTCGAGGTCTTTCGACGCGCCAGCAGTGAGGCGCTGGAGGTCGACGGCTGTGAGCCACTTGCGCCCAGCGCGGGCGGTCTTCTGTTGGGTCTCGTTGCAGTAGTTCCACACGAAGTTGACGGCGCGTCCCTGACTGCTCAACTCACGCGCATGTTTGTCGCGCAGCCGAAAGCGCATCACCGTCAGTGCGCTACGAGCCCCGCACTGGCGGACACCGCTTTCACCTTCTTGATCTACGATGTCTTCTGTCATGACGGGCCCGCCGCGAGTGAGGCTGCCACCGCCGTGCCGACCGCGGTCGCCTCGGCATCGGCCAGGGCGAGTACCGCAGTCACCAGCGATGACGAGGTGGTCGAATACTGGAGCCCCTCGATCGTCAGCACGGCGTTCTTGAAGGTGCCGGCATCGTCGTAGCGGGCCTGCAGAACGAGCCCGAGCGGGGCGCGGCCGCCAACTGTCTGCTTGATCTTGGTCGAAACCAGCGCCACGGTGACGTCCACCGCGTAGGGATCGATCCCCCAGTTGTTGTCGGCGCCGGGGGGTGGGTTGATCACGCGCGCGGAAACGGTCCAGCCGTGAGTCGCATTCCCGAGGGAGGCGATCAGGTTGGTGATGAGCGTGTTCGACGCGGCCGGAAGGGTCGGGGCGGGCATAATCGCTCTAGTCTGTGATGCACTTGGCGGCACCCGAGACGATGATCGCTCCGCAGGAGCACACTGACGTGATTCGGCAGTTCCGCCTATTGTTCACGATGGTCTTCGGAGACCCTGAAACCACCACCTGCGGCCCGTGGATGGCGCACAGGTAGATGTCCATGACCCGAGACGAGCGGCGGTTCTCATCGATGGTGTCCGGGGAGCCGGTCACCAGCACGCCGCCGTGGCTGCCCTTGTCGCCGATGCGCGCGTCCCTGGGCATCAGGCGTCGCAGTTGATGAAGTAGATGCCCTCGGTATTGGTGCGCTTGTCGGCGCCGACCTTTTCTTTGAGTTCCGCCGTGGTGACGACCTTCGTGTTGCCGTCCGCGTCGTGCTTCACGTAGTTGGCGGTGTGCGGGCTGGCGAAGCTCGTCTCGCCCGCCTTCTGCTTGTCCATGCGCCGGGCCGGCGGCGCCATCACGATGCCGACCAGCTTGCCCTCGTCGCCGTCGAGTTGCATCACCAGCACCTTGGAGCCCTTGATCGGGTTCGACTGCACCCCGAACGGCTCGATGATCTCGATGGTCGCCTCGTGGCCGTCGGACTTCACCCGCACCAGCTTGTGCGGGCCCTTGTCGTTCGACGGGCCGACAACCGTTCCCCAGCGATTGACCATGCCTCAGTCCCCCTCGTCGTAGTCGAGCCGGTCGGGCCCCTCATCCTCAGGCTGGTCGAGTCCCTCCTCCTGCGCGGCGCGGTGCGAGCCTGCGGCCGCCGAGCCGATCCCGCCGGACGACCCACGCCCACCGCCCCCACCGCCGCCTTCGGAGAACCCGTCCTTGTAGGTGCACACCACCTCGGTGGTCGCGCCGCCTTTGAAGTCGAGGTGCCACTGCACCTTCACGATCAGAAGCTCGTCGTTGATCTCGAAGTGATCGTCGCGAACCGGGATCACGAAGCCCGGCCACCACAGTTCGCCCGGTGCCGCCTCGAAGCCCTGCACGGTCGCGGTGTACTGAAACCCGCGCGCCTTGGCGACGTTCGAGCGCCACTTCGCAGCCTTCTTCGGCGTGCCGCCTTCCAGGCCCCGCTCGGACCGGTAGTGCCGGCGGCGCTGCGGCCTGATCTCGTCGTCGAGATGCACGCCCCACTGCTTCGACATCGGTCCAGCCTGACCTGGCTTGAAGTCTTTCTCCTGACCTTCCCAGTAATCGAGGTCGTTCTGAGACTTCTGACCAGCAACGGCGGTCTGGTTGTGCCGGTCTTTATCGGACTGCTTGTACTTTGCCTTGAGGACGTTGTTGCGTGGATTGTCCTCAAATGACTTGAACAACATGCCTGGACCGCGCCGTTTCTGGTTGCGGTCGATGACGATATTGCCCTCGCCGTCCGTGGTGAGGACGCACTCGCGATTGCGGGCCCAGCGGTCGCAGAAGTTGAAGCCGAACTCCTGAATGCCGGCGACCGGCACCTCGGCGGAGCCGAACGGCGGCGGCGAGACCTTGTCGATGACCTTGAGGTCGAGCCCCATCTTCTTGGTCGTGCGCTCGATCACCTGCTTCAAGGTGACGGGCGGCTTCAACTCGACACCGGGGCCAACGGTCGAGTCGATGAAGTCCTGCGTCTTGTCCCGGAAGGAGAAGTTGATCGCGTGGTCCTTCCAACCGTGGCTCGCGTCGACCTCGTTGATGAACCCGGTGACCACCGGCCGCCCCATCAGGATCAACTGCGCGGGCATGCCGAGCTTGGCCGGGAACACCTGCCCTGGAAGCTCGGAGATCGTGATCCTGGCCGACCCCTCGACCTTGTCGAAGGACTGCTCGGCCTTGATGTCGAGCGTGCCGGCGTAGGCCTGGCCGTCGAGCATGACGATGGCGCGCATGTCAGCGCACCATCAGGATGGTGGTCGGCCCGGCCATCTGAATCGGGTTGGTCTCAGGGTTGAGATCGATGATCGTCTGCTGATCGCGGTCCGTGTCGTAGAGCATGTAGCAGACGAGCGAGGCGGGCAGCCGGTTGACTTGAATCACCTCGGTGTTCGGCAGCCTGACCGCGGCGTCGCGGAGCACCTCCGATGTGGCGATCACGATCTCGCGGACGCGGCGCGTGATCTCCTCCGGCAGATCGCGCTCCTGAATCTCCTCCCACCGGCGGATCAGGTCGGCCTCGTCGGCTTCGACCTCGTCCGACGTGCGATAGGCGCGAACGGCGCAGGACTGGCACAGCAGGATGAACGCGTTGACCTCGGTCCACTGCGCCACCGTCATCAACGCTTGGCGACGGGCCTGCAACTGGAACGTCGTCGTCACGATCGCGGCGGCGAGATCGACCTCTGCGCCGGCTGCGTCCATCACGTCGCGGTAGGCCAGCACCAACTGCTCGGGGGAGTAGGTCTCCTCGTTGTCCATCGGCGCCTGGAACATCTGCTCCATGCGCTCGGCGAGCAGTTCGGGCTGATCGACGTAGGCGGCCGCGTCGCTGGCCAGACGAGATCCGACTACCGATCCCGAGAACGCCGACACCGCGCTTGACGCGATCGCGGTCACCGCGTCGGCGATCTGATCGCGAGACGACAGGATCGACTCGACCTGGCCGTAGGTGGTGACGAAGGCCGCGTACAGCGCCGAGACCGCCGATCCGGCGAGGCTCGACACCACCGCGGAGACGCCAGAGACGAGAGAGGTCAGCGGCGGCCCGGTGACCTTGAACTTGATCTCCAGCGTGATCACGCCGGCGTTGGCGTCGGTCCGCTCGCCCTTGTAGGGGCCGCACACGGCGACGAACCTCGACCCGAAGTAGGGGTGTTTGAGAGTGCCGGGGCCGGGCGTGTTGAGCGCGCTTTTGAGCCGGCGCAGTTTGGCCGGGAGGTTGGCCCCGTGCAGAATCGCGGTGACCGAGAACTCCTCCGGAAACTTCCCGTTGTCCTCCATGTAGTGCATGGACGAGTCGGGGTAGAGGTGATCGATCGTGTTGCGGCCGTCCTCGAAGCTGTCCTTCGGGACGAGGAATGACGCGCCGCGGAACGAGGCGGGCTGCAGGTCGGAGAGCAGCATGTCTCAGTCCCTCACTCTGCCCAGCCCCGGGTCGATCCACCGCCCGACTGCGCCGTCGACTGGCCGCGAGCCGGGTTGGCCTGCAAGCTAACCGAGTCGGGGCCGCCAAGGGGACCGTTGTATTGGATGGCGATGCTGGCCGGTTGGAAGGTGACCGGGTCGACGGTCACGTGCGCGTTCATCGCCTGGGGGACTGGGCTCGCGGAACTGAACGGAGACGGGCCCCAATTGGGGTCGGTTCCCGTGACCCTGTCCCACAACCCAAGCGGCGCAGGCTGCCCAAGCGGCCCGAAGCTCTGGCGCGGGTCGTAAAAGCGCGTTGCGGCGTCGGCCATGCGGCGGGCATGGTCGGACAGGACCGGCATGCCAAGCGTGCCAGCATCAGCGGCTCCACCTGACCGCTGCTCAATGAAGTTGCCGCCGAACGGGTTACTGTTGCTCTTGTTGGCCATGCCCCAGAGCCACTTCAGCCAGTCGGGCGCCTCGGGGAAGGCAATGTCGACCGTGATCTTCTCCAACAAAAGATCCTTGAGCTTTGGCCAGTTGTCGTAGAGCCAGTAGAGCGATGCGATGCCCGCGACCGCGATAGTGATCGCCACCGCTATCCCGCTGAAAGCGAGCAGACCGCCGATGGCGCGGACCGCCACACCGGCCGCACCACCGAGCCCTAGAAGTCGCGTCGTCAGAAGTCCGATGCCAGCAAGCGTTGCGCCAGCCGCAAGTGTCGTGGCGCCGGCGCCGATGTAGCCCAGGATGTCCTTGTTGTTGCCGAGCCGCTCCAGCGCGTCCGCCAGTCCGGACACCCACGGAGTCAGCACCGGCAGGGCGCCCTTGCCGAGTTGGACCAGCACGAAGTCCCACGCCTCGCGGACGCGGGCCATCTGCTTGACCATCGAGTCCATGCGCGCGTTGAACTCTTGATCGACGGATCCGGCCGCCAGAGTTCTCCCCTGAGGAGTGAGGCGCAACAGGCGCTCCAACTCGTCGGGCCTCGTCTGGCGCAGCCACTCGACCCACTTCGGGTCCTTCAAGAACTTCTTGGCCCACTCGACCGACGTCGAGGCGAGGGCATACTTGAACTTGTTCAACTGGCCCGACATGGCGACAAGCTGCCGAGCGGCGCGCTGATCGCCCAACATGGCGCCGAGAGACCCGATCGCCTTGTTCTTGTCTGGGATCGAGGCGACCTTCTCCATCAGCTTGAGCATGCCGGCGACGCGGCCCTCTTTGGCGACGGTCCGGTCGAAGTCCTTGATGTCCCAGCCCATGGCCTTGAAGGCCTTCATGCCCTGCTTGGTCCGGGCTTTGGTCATCATGCGCCAGATCGAGGCCGAGGCCTGCGTGCCTTCCATCGATCCCGACACCCCAGCAGAGATAGCGGTCGCGCCCCACGCCGCCGCCTCGTGCGCGTTGAGCCCGGTCTGGTTCATGATGTTGCCGGCGCGCTGGAAGAACTTCAGCATCTCCATCGGCTTGGCGCCGGCGATGTTCTGGCCGAGGTAGTTGATGGAGTCGGCTACGCCCACCATGCGCTTCTGCGCCTCTTCGGCGCTGAGATTGCCGAAGAACTGGCCGGTGATCCGGCCCATCGTCTCGCCGGCAAACGACGCCGACACGCCGTCCCAGGCCACCGCCACCTTGGTGACGGTTTCAGCAAACTGCGACAGCGCCTCGGTGCCGCGGATACCCATGCGCGCGCCGCCAGCGAAGATGTCGGCGATGTTCTCCTTGGTCTCGCCGGACCAGATCGCGAGCCGCTGGACCTCCTTGCCCATGGCCCACATGGTCTCTTTCGTCATGTCCGGAACGACCTTCCGGACCTCGGCCATCTTGTCCTCGAACTTCGCGGCTTCCTTGACGGCCGCCACGAACAGTCCCCCGAGCGCCGCACCACCGGCCGCCCCGACCACACCCAGCGCGGCAGCAGCGGTGCCGGCCTTGGTCAGCGCGCCGTGCATGGCGGTCGCGGCCGCCGTGGCCGCTGTGAGAGAGCCAAGATTGGCCGTCGCAAACCGGAAAAGGTAATTGATCGAGTAGTTCACGGCCGGCCTCCGAAACGCAAGCGGCCCGCGCACCGGGAGGTGGCGGGCCGTTCGTTCGTGGTGGTGTCGTTAGTGCCTGCGCTTGGCTGCTCTCTCTCGCTCAGCCTGCAGGGCTACGAAGTCGGACTCTAGCGCGATCAGGAGAGTGAGCGGGTACGTTCGCCGCGCCTGCTCATAGGCAACGGCGCCTTTGTAGCAGGCGCAGAGCCAGGAGATTCGGCGCTCCCACTCTTCTTCCGAGAGTTCTGGCGCAACAGCGCCTCGAAGAAAAAATTGGTGAAGGCGCTCATCACCTTGTCGATCGCCTCCATGCCGCCCGCCGACTCCAACTGGTCCCACACCTCGTCGGTAACGGGCGTCGGGTTGGCCGGGTCGTAGTCGCCGACGCTCGCCAGCACGTGCCGGTTGGACAGCGCCCGCTTCACGTACTGCACGAACTTCGGGAACTCCTCGGTCCCGAGCCCCATGGCCATCAGTGCCATGACGTCCTGCTCGGCGTCCGGATCGGGCTTACCCGCCTCCTCCTCGTCAGCGGCCTGCTTCGTGCGGCTGGCGAACTCGCTCATCGCCATCGCGGTCTTGCTGACGTAGGCCTTCATCGCCGAATGGATGTCGAGGTGCGACACGCCGGGCGCGCGCACGACGATGCGATTGGTGGGCACGAACTGCCCACCCTTGGAGAACGAGAACTCAAAGTCGAACGTCACGACGGTTTCGCCGCGTGCCATAAGGTATCCCCCTGGTTCACCTCAGGCGGGCGTGCAGGCGCCCGCCACTCACGTCACTGGAGCGAGTTGTCGCCGCCCTTGTACTCCATCTTGATAGAGCCGTCGGCCTTGAACTCAAGGCTCGGCTTGTTCTGCAGGAACATCGGGGCGAGCGCGAACTGCTGCGTCGCCTCGACGATCCGGATGGTAACGGATTCGCCGCGGTTCGCCTTGGCCCGCTGCTCGCGCACGAAGTCGCCCATCTCGGCGGTGTGCGCCACCTCGAAGGAGACCATGGACAGCATCTCCTCGGCGTTCACGCCGGCGACGACGCTGACCGTGCCGCCACCCGCAGACACGGCGCGGATATTGGTCTCGCCGCCGACCTCGTAGGTGCACGAGTTCGGGATGATCTTGATGATGCGACCGTCCACCAGCACCTTCGGCGTGGATAGGACGCGATTGGAGTCGAGTGCCGGCATGGGCGCCCTCTTGTCGGATCAGGGGGAAGGGGGACGCGAGACGAGGACGGCGTGGGCTTACACGGTGCCCGGCGAGAACGAGAACTTGACCGAGCCGATGATCTCGCCAAGCTGGGAGACCATGGGCACGTCGGCAGCGACCTCTACCCGGCGAAGGTCGGGACGCATCGTCACGACGAGGTTGTCCTCGAAGTAGCGGCGTGCGTCACGGCCGGCCTGCGTCAGCACCTCGGCGGCGAGATCGTCGTATAGCTCGTAGAGGAAGGCGCGGACGCCCGCCTCGTCGACGATCGCGTAGCCCGGAACCGCAGTGCCCGCCGTCATGCGGTACTGCGAGAACTCGCGGCGCAGGTTGGTCACGAAATACTCGCGGATGGCACCGTGCGTGTCGCGCCACTCCAGCCACTTCCACGTGTCGTCGAGGTTGCCCGCAGCATCGTTGTTCCAAGTCGTCACGACCTGGCCCATGATGACGGCGTTGTTGGTGCGGTTATAGCCGATGACGGTGACGCCATCGCCCTCAAGCTCGACCTGCTCCTCGTAGGTGTAGCCGGAGCCGGTGAGCGGCTGGCGCACTTCGAGGATCGGCGTGTTGAAGTAGGGCAGCGAGTTCTTCGACATGCCGCCGAACTGGTCGCGCGGCTCGTTGGTGACGACGAGGTCCGAGATCGAGAACCCGTCCTCGAAACGCCGAGCACGCGCTGCGGCCGCCTTGGCCGCGATCGCGTCGGGGGCCTCGGGGATGTGCGGCCCCTTCCAGTACGACAGGTCGTTCTTCTCGTTGGTCATCACCACGACCTCGGACGAGTTGTACGAGATGGCCGAGGTCTTGACGTCGGCGTAGGCCTCCACAGAGTAGATGAAGGCGCGGCCGTCGAGGATGTTGTTGTCGAGGTTCTTGCGCGCGTCGATCCAGTTCACCAGCGTGGAGCGGGTGTATGCCTCGGGGTAGACGACGCCCTGGTAGCGAGTGTTCTCGACCTCGTCGAACAGGCCCGACAGCGACGGGTTGGTCGCGCCCCCGGTCCAGCCGGTGAGCGTGAAGGTGAGCCCCGGCACGTTGGCTGGACGGTCGTAGGTATCGAGCACCGACAGCAGCCACCCGTTGCACAGCGTGCCCTTGTTGGCAGCCGTGAAGGTGACGGTGGTGACCGGCGTGCCACTGGTGGCATAGGTGAAGGGCGCCTCGGTGTCCTCGTCGATCAGCGCGGCGAGCTTGGCCATGAACGTAGCCGGCGTCTCGCCGATCACGACATCGACTTCGTAGCGATTGTGAGTCGCCGAGACCACCGACACGTAGACCGTCTTGGCCTTGGTCGCGGTGCCGGAGCCGACAATCACCGCAGTGCCAGCCGTGCCGCCGGCGTTGTCGGCCAGCGCGATCACGTCGAGGTTGGTCACCTTGTTGACGCGCCGGAACGCGCGGCACATCAGCGAGAGGTGCGAGCGGGCGCCGAACAGTTCGTTGATCTCGGCGTCGGTGCGCGGCACGTCGCGATTGAGCCCCGCCGCCGCAGTGCCGGAGAGCTTCTGACCGACGATCAGGACGCGCTGGTCTTCGAGACCAAGGCGCTGATCGCGCGGCACGATGTTGAGGGTGACCCTCGGATTGGCGACAAAAGAGCCCATCGCTCATCAGTCCTTCTTGGTCTTCGCCGAGCGCGGGACGGTATCGGCAGGGGTTGCGGGGGAGGCAACGCGTTCGGCGCTTCCGTCGGCGAGACGCTTGCGCCAGTAGAGATCGATCGGGGCGCCGTCGCCGTCGGCGTCGACCTGAAAGGTCTGGCCGGGCTTGGTGCCCTTGAGGGTGGTCTGGCTGACGTTCTTCAGGGTGATCTTGGCCATCACGGAATCTCAAAGCTGGCGGTGAGCGGGGACGGGTGACCCTTGTGGAGTATCCCGGTGAAGTCCAAGCCGTCGATGACGGGGGCGCCGGTCGGCGGGATCGTCGTCGGCACCGTGCCGTTTGCCAGCGCGGCGTCGTTGAGGCTCGGCCAGTCGAACGGTGCAATCGCGTCGGCTTGGGTCAACTCGATGGTGGACTGGAAGCGGTACGCGTGGACGTAGATTGCCCGATTCGCCACCAGAATGGGCTCGTGCTGATCGAGCAGCGCGACATACGCCGACTCGCCGCACGCCAACTCGCTCGTCGGCAGTTTGAGTCCGCGGTAGGTGCGCAGGATGGCGCGGAAGATCTCGCCCACCGCCAAGTCGTAGCAGGCGACGTGCGCGGCGGTCGTCTTGCCGGGCAGGAACGCCAGCGCCACGAATCCATCCATCAGAAGTTGGCGGTAGTCTGACCCGACACCGATCTCGCCCAGAGCATCCGAGTTGGCGAAGTTGGAGCGCGACGCGCGCGCGCCGGAGGGCTGCGGCGTGATGAACAGATGCGCCTTGGTCAGGCTCGCGTCGTCCCGTGTGAACTGCGACAGGGACGCGTCGAGATCGACCGCGCCGAAGATGCGGATGTTGCGGACCACCACCGGGTTGGTGACGGCGTAGGAGCGCTCGACCGTTGACGGCGTCGGGAACGTGAGCGTGGTCGAGGATGCCGCAGTGACGGCGTGCCACCCGATGATGGCGTCCTCCATCCGCTCCAGCAGCTTCTCGTTGCCGGTGAGCACGATGGGCCCGACCACGGCCGCGCCGGGCGTGAAGCGGACCTTGGTCGGCGACGGCGTCGACACGATCTGGCGCACGCCGTTGAGGTGCGCGTTGGTGAACCCGGTCAGCTTGACCGTCGGGTAGAGCGGCGTCGACCAGTCCGGTCCGACAAGCTGGTTGTGCGGGTACTGAGTCGTGATCTCGATCGTCTGCGAGTCGATGACGGTGGCCGCAGTGATCGGGTTCGGCGCCTCGGCGTCGGTGATCGAGATGGCGATCTGCTGCCCGACCGGGACACCGTGCGCGGCCGAGGTGGTGATGGTCACCAGACCGCCCGCCGTGACGACGATCAAAGACACCGCGAACGGGTCGGAGAAGCGCGAGGTGTATCGCGGCAGGATGACGCCGCCGGCCAGGACCAGAGGTGTGAGTTTCATGTCATCCGCCTCCGATCATGGCGCGCCAGGTGGCATCGCCGAGGATGCGGGTGATCTCGTCGCGGGTCTTCTCGACGGTGAGCACGAGATAGGGCCGCGGGGCCATCTTGGTCGTGCCCTCGTGGACTGCGATCGAGTAGTCGAACGCGTTGTTGAAGGCACCCGAGGAGCCGAACTCCAGCGAGCGCCAGCCGTGGACGCGGTAGTTGATCGAGCCGTAGAGTAGGGCGGTCTGGATCGCCGGATAGCCACCCGGGGCGGAGGCCTGTCGGCGCTGGCCGGGGTAGATGCGACCGCCGCCCGCGCTCTGCATCCCCGCTTGGCACTCGCGCACGAGGATCTGGCCGGCCATGTGCGCGCCGTCGCGCAGCCCGAGGCGGAAGTTCTTCGCCATGGAAAACAGGGCGGCAAGCGCCCGGACGTCCCCTGTCACGGTGAGCCCGGCCATCAGCGCCTCCCCAAACGCAAGCGCCCGCGCTCGGATGAGGCGGCGGGCGTGGAAAGGCACTGTAGCGACGTGGATACGCGCGCCGCGATGCCATGGCAAGCCCTGAATTGACCATGTGGCAGAGTGTCGCAGTTCATGTCGCCGCCTCCGCGTCCTCGTGGCCGGTGAAGGCGCACATGAGCCGCATTTCGCGGTTGCCGAGCCCGACGTTGTCGATCCTGAGGATCTGCCACAGGTTGCCTCGGGCATCCCGGACGCGGTCCCGGATGTCGAAGGTGAGCGTGGTGTAGCGGATCGTGAAGGTGTCGGTGACCTTCTTGCCGTCGATGTCGACCTGATTCCACTCCGAGGTGCCGGTGGACTTGACCATGGCTCGGGTGAGGAACACGCGCGTGTAGGCATGGCGCGGCACGGCAGACCCCGGCGCCGGCGGCACGAGCTCGCGCCGCACGACTTCGATGGACACCCGCTTGTCGGAGATCAGCGCCTTGGTCATCCGACGGTCACCCACCGATAGACGTGGTCGCCGAGGATGTTGCGGGCCTCGGCCGGGATGATCGAACTGCCCCGGCTCTGCTTCATCGCGTAGACGGTGACGTTGGCGCCGGGGCTCGCCTGGGTGTCGCCGCGCGCCATGTCGAGGGCGGCGGTGGTCATCAGGAGGGCGTGGCGGATCTCCTCGGGCAGCGGCGGGAAGCCGGCGCTCTCGTCGCCCTCGGTGACAGCGAACCCGGCGCGCGCCGTGATCCGAACCGCGTCGTGGCGGCGGGCCGTCTCGGGTAGCGTGGCGCCCTCGCCGATGAACAGCATGCCGCAATCCTGGGCGATCGGCAGGGCGTGCCACAGCGACGAGTCGAGCGTCTTGATCTCGCCCGTGCCGTCCTCGACGTACTGGACCTGCGTCACGTCGAGGAACGGGCGCAGCACGAGTCGGGTGTGATCGTAGAAGGCCGGGAGCGTGCCGACCCACGTCGAGGCGGTGGCGATGAGGCGGCAGTGGCGCTCGATCTCGGCCTGAGCGATCGCGATGAACGACTGCTTCTCGGCGTCGAAGAACGTGTCCTCCAGGGGGATATTGAGGAACGTCTTCAACTCGTCGACGTCGATGGCCAGAGTCGAGCCGCCCGCCGTGTGCTTCCAGCGGATGGTCGGCGCGGGAGGTGTGGCGAGCGGCGGGCCGGAGAACATGCGTCACACCTTGCTGGTCTTGCCGTCGCGGGGCGTGCCGCCGTAGGGCAGCACCTGCGCCCCGCGAGAGATCGCGGCGTTGATTCGCGCTTGGTCGCTCCATCCCGACGAGCCGAGTCCTGACACGGGCGCCGAAGCGCTCGCCGTCTGCATCGCGGCGTAGTTGCTGTCGGCCGAGGCGAACCGCTGAGCGGACGCCGCGTCGAGGCGGCCGTTGACGCCGCCGGTGCGCTGCTGCCGGCCGGGCGCGGGCGGCTTGTACTCGGGCCTGATGTTGCCGTCGGGCCCGAACTGCTCCGGAAAGGTGCGGTTCATCTCGCCCGGCTTCTGGAGTCGCTGGGCGTTGTCCTTGAGCCACTTCTCACCGCCCCAGCCGACAGGGCGGTTGGCGCCCTTCGGCCCCTTGTAGGGGGTCAGTTGAGACGGCGGCGGGGAGCTCGGGTTGACGGTGCCATCCTTGCGGAAGCGGTTGTCGGACTCGCGGTATGCGGCGAGCGGGTGCTTGCCTTGGGCGCGGAGCAGCATGTCGTCCCTGCCGCGGGCTTGGCCTTTCAATCTGTCGCCGCGATCTGCGTGGACTCCGGCACTAAGCGCGAGTGACGTTCCTGCACCAACGCCCGCTGTAGCCAGCGCGAGGTTGCCCATCGCCGCGTTGAGGCCCGCGCCAGCAAACGACATGCCCGCACCGATCGTTAGGATTCCGGCGCTGCGGTGCTCTTTGCGGCCCTTTTCATAGGTCCGCTGCGCGATCGCTGTCGTCGGTTTTGCCTTCTTCGCCATGGATGCCCCCGCTGTCATGAACTGCACCGGCGCCTCGGCGCGCGGCTTGGGTGATTTGCCCTGCTGCTTCTCTCGGTACGCGTCGGACTTCTTCTTCGCGTCGTAGATCGCCGAGCCGACCGCGTAGGCCGCCGCTCCGACCGCAGCGATTGGCAGGGCCCGCGTTGCGAGCGGCACCGCCTTCGAGATCAGCTTGGCGCGGAATGCCGGATCGCGAACCGCTTGCCGAGCGATCTCGGTCACAACATGCGTGCCGAGCGCCGCACCGCCGACGCCGACCAGCGCTTGGTTGAGACGACTGTCCCACCAGCGAGGCTCGCGCTTCGGCTCTTGCTTGCGGTCGGCCACGGCGCCCTCACTTCCGCCGCGAGGGCGGCACCGGCTGCGGCGTGTTCGTAGACTGCTGCAGGTCGGCGAGGTGGCGGATGTTGACGATGCCCGGACCGACCTCGTTTGACGGCTGCGCCATCATCCGGTCGTGGATCGGGTTGGACGGGGCAGGCTTCTTGGCCATGGCGGATCCTTTCGGGGGGCTGGTGCTGATGTCGCTGCGGTAGGTCATGATTTCTTGTCCTTCGGTGCGGCTGGCGGCTTGTAGTTCTCGGCTTGGCTGGGGTCGCCGCCGTAGGGCGCATTCTGTCCGCCCGGGTTGCGGGCGTAATAGCTGGCGATCACCGCCTCCGGACCGAACCCGGGCTCGCGGCCGGACGACTCCGGCGGCGCGGCCGCTTCTCGCTGCTGCCCGCCGCTTTCCTCCTGCGACGCGCGGTAGGACCGTTCAGCCGCGTTGAACCGCTTCGCCGTGTCGGCGGTGAGCTTGGGCGGCGCGGAGCCCGCCACTGAGGCCGCCGACGATGGCGCCTTGGCCTGCCCGCCGGCGGCCGTGTAGTTGTTGATGGCGAGCGTGGTGGCGTCCCCGCCGCCAGACCCGGCCCACTTGGTCCAGGCGGTCGAGGCGAGCCCGCCCGTAAACGTGTCGGCCGCTCCGAGTGCCGCTCCTCCTGCGATGCCGCCCCACGACGCGCCACGCTGCGACGCCTTGTAGGCGCCAGCGCCAGCGCCAACGAGAGCCGCGAGGGCGGTGAGCGGCAGCGCAGCCTTCGAGACGATCGCGGCGAGCTTCGGCGCCGCCCGGCCGATGAGAGTCGGCGCGGCGAGCGCGACGGTTGCCGGCGCGGCCCCCTTCGCAGCGGCTCCGGCGGCTTCAAGGTTCCCGGCGCCCTGCGCCTTTGCGGCGTTCCAGCCCATCACGCCATGCGTCACTGCGGAGGTCGCAAACATTGCCGGCGTGGCGACCGCGAGCCCATACATCGCCTTGTTGCCGAAGCCCTGCAATTGCTTGAGGCCGGTCATCGTGTCTTTGGTCGCGATGGCGGCTTTCGCAGCGGTCTTGCGGACGGCGCGGCTCTTGGTCCCGGTGGCGACCTGGCGGGCGTCGGTGACACCGCCGCTCGCCTCGGCGAAGTCCTTGAGTGTCGCTTGGCTGTGAGCCTTGGAGACCGGCAGGACGCCGATACGCTGCACCTGAGATTTGGCGTCCAGAGAAACGGCGATCGTTTCTCCATAGGGCAGTCGTCTGATGACGCCATCGTGCCCTTTGGCGCGCGCCTGTTTCACGATTTTATCGAAGCCGAGAGACGTGCCTTTCCACGACCTCGGGTTACCCTTCTGGACGTAGTCCTCGACCAGCGGATTGTTAAAGGTGACCTTCGCCGCTTCGACGACGCCTCTGGGGCCAGCGTAGGGCTGGGCCCGCGTGATGTCCGTCGTGTAGAAGCGGCCGCCAGGAATGAACTCTTTCCCTTTGGGCGCGGGCCCAGCCGACTTTGCCCCTCGATAGCCGACAATCGTGACCGGCTTGACCTTCTCGCCGCCAGACGGGGCCGCAGAGGCGGTCGCTGTCGAGCGTGCCGCCTTCCCCTTCGCAGTCACTTCCTTGCGCTGGTCACGCGCCATCTGTGACATGGCGACGTTCTTGACGTCGGTCGCGACGACAGCCGAGGCATCACCCGTCGACCGCGGCGGGGCTTGGCGCGTCTGAGCCCGGCGCGCGGCACGGCCGGCATGCCTCACCTCGACGCGCTGATCCTTTGCCAGTTGTCCGACGGCGACGTTCTTGATGTCGATGTGGGCGGTCGTTCCCGCAGCGGCCTGGACGACCTGCTCGACTGGCGATGGACCGGGCCGCGCCGTTCGCTGCTGAGCCTTGGCGCTCATGCTCCGGACCTGCTTGGCGACAGTCGGACGCGCGCCCTCTTTCGGCGCCGGCGAGTGCGCCGCTGTCCGTGGTGAGGTCTTGCGTGGTGTCCCGGTCGCCCGTCCCATGGCTCAGTACGGCCTCCGGTCTTTCGGCGGCACGTAGCCGGGAGCCTGAGTCGGGTCTCCTCCGTAGGGGAGGTTGACGGCTCCGCGAGCCTGAGCGGCCGCGATGCGCGCCTCGGGGCTCCACCCGGAGCGCTCACCGGTCGCCTGAGGCTGACCCTGGCCCATGTGGTCGTAGTTCGCGTCGGCCTTGGCGAAGGTCTGCGCCTGGCCGGCGGAGACGCGTCCCTGAGTCGGCCCGCCAAACACGGCGTCATAGGCTCGCTCGCCGAGTCCGCGGCCGTCCTTCATCAGGCCGGTGCCGGCGCCGATCCCGGTGACGATCGCGGTCGGGTCGAGCGAGCGCAGAGCGCCGCGCGCGGCCCCGCGGACAGCGTTGCTGTCCTCCTTCGCGCCCTGATAGGCGCCCCATACCGCCATGGCTGGCGCAGCCGCCTTGCCGGCCACCTTGAGGGCAGCACCAGCCGCTTTAGCGCCGGCCCCGAGAAGTCCTGTCGCGCCGACAAATCCTTCGGCGGCATTCGTCCCCAGGACGCGACCCAACCCTGGATTGCGAGGCACCCACGCGTCATGAGCGCGCTGGGCCACGCCGAGCAATCCGTCTCCCGCTTTTGACAGCGCGTTGCCGATCGGCTTGGCGCCGAGCATCAGCGCGCCCGGAGTTGCCGCGAGAGCGCCCGCGCCCATCGCCTCGCCGGTGGACTTGCCTTCCTGCTTCGCCTTGTTGAACGCCTGCGCTGCGGCGACGCCCGTTCCGACGACGGCGAGCCCGGTGTTGACCTGTCCCCATGACGGCAGGCGCGATCCGCTCGACTGAGCGGGCGGGGCCGGAGGAGCAGGGGGCTTCATCCCCATGGCGGAGTCGTTGGTGACGCCCTTCGGCGGATACGTCGGCATCTGCGATGCGACCATCGCTCCGCCCAGTCCGTGGCTCTTCACCAGAGCGAGCTTCTGCTGCTCGGTGAGTGTGCCGGGCGGCTGGCCCGGGCCGGGGCGGACCACGTCTTTGAGTGTGGGCGGTGTCGCTCCGATCTTGTTCCAATGCTCTCGTGGTCCTGGTGGAGTCGCGGGAGGCTTCGGAGCGTTCCGACGCGCGGCATCACTCGCCGCCTGCGCAGCGTTCACCTTGTCGATGAAGGATGAACCCGTGCTGGCGTGGTCGGCGGATGGGTTGCGGGCTAGGCCTTTGTTTAAGCTCCCTTGGTAGCCCCACTTCATGGACTCGGATTTTGAGAGCATTCGCTTGATTGACATGCTTTTCGGCGGTTCACGTCCGCCATGAGCCGCTTTGTAGGCGTCGACCGCTGCCTGCCGCTTCGCCGAAGATGCCTTTGCAGGCTTTGCCTGGGATGTGGACTTCACCTTCGCGAAATCCGCGCCAAACGTCTGCTTCTGGTTCCCATAGACGCTGCCATCGACCTCGGAGCGGAAGATCACGCCGCCCTTCTTGATGGTCTGCATCTCGCCCCAGGGCGCCTTGATCTGGACGTCCTCCTTGACGCGCACCGCGCGCCCGGTGCTGCGCGACCGGTATTCGCCCGGCTTGGAGGGGTCCCTCTCGTAGAGCTTGTCCCACTTCTCCGAGGAGACGACGTAACTGTCGCCTGGCGAGCGCGTAACGATGCGGTCTCCCGCCTTCGCGGTCCGCTTCGTCTCGACGAACGACCCACCCTTGCCGTCCGGTTGGCGCGTGACGATCTCCTCGCCGCCCTTCGCAACGGCGACCTGAGACTCGCTCAACCGCGCCGTCTTGCGATAGAGCGGGGCCTTTGAGAAATCGAAGTCGTTTGGCGTGACCACGCGCGGTGCCGCCGCATTGCCTCCGAACGGCCGCTCCCCTCGCGCCACCCGCGCGAACCTCTCCGCCGCCCGGCGCTTCGGACCGCCATCGGACCCTCCTGCCTCGGTGCGGTTCGCAGCGCGGGCCGCCATGCCCGACGCGACCGCGGCCCGCTTCTGACCGGTCGGCGCATCGGACGCCACCTTCGGACCGTTGTTCGCCGAGAGCGCTTCGAGCAACTGCCCGCCGGAGAACGAGCGCGCCGTGCTGGCGATGGTCTTCTTGGCCCGCATGTCGGCTGCCCTCTTGTAGATCTGACGCTCGACGATGCGTGTCGCCTCAGCCTCAGTCTTGCCGGGCTGAGGCTTATTGGCCTTGTTCCAGGCGGCGACGGCGGTCGGGCCCTTGGCCTTCACATCGCGCGGCGCGGTCCGCACGTTCGACGCCGGCCTCGCCTCGCGGATTACCGCGTTGCCCACCTCGTCGTAGCGTGTGGACTTCGCCATCAGCGTAGGTTCTCCAGCTTGTAGACCGTGCGGTGGTAGAGCGCGGCGAGTTCGTCGATCAGGTTCTCGACTGCGTCACACCCGCGACTGACCTGCTTCTTGTTGGCCTCGATCCACTCCGCCTCTGCGGAGAGGTGCTTGGCGATGTCGCTGACCTTCCACGGCAGCGCTGGCACGGCGAACGGGTCGATCAGTCCGAACTTGCCCTGGTAGACCTCGACGATCTCGTCGATCGCCTCAATGAGATCCTCGTAGAACGAGCCCAGCGCCATGTGCGTCGCGTAGCTCTTGGTCGCGAAGTGCGCCAAGTGCGCCGCGCTGCGGGTCGCGAAGACTCGTCCGACGAGGCCCTCGATCATCACTTCTTGGCCTTCCCGCCCTTCTTCGCGGCCGGCGCGGGCGCCGCCTTGGTTGCGGGTGCTGGCGCTTGGGCCTTGTTCTCCATCGGGGGCTTGTGCACATCGCTCTCCTGTTCGGCTGAGGCTTCTTCGGCTTCGGGCTGCGCGCCGTGCGCGCGCTCCACCGCTTCCATCACGTCCTGCTCGGACATCGGATCGGCGAGTCCCTTCTCCACCGCGAACGCGGCGAGCTTCTCGTCGGCGAAGCACACGATCGAGCCTTCTTCGACGACGACCGGCGCAGCGCGCGGCTCCTCGGGATCCTTGATCGTCGGCTCGCTCGGGATGTGCGCGTTGAGGAAGTAGGTGGCGTCATCCTCGCGCGAGAACCCGATCACGAGTCCAGGCTCAACGACGAGCGATTGGTGATCGACGGACCACACGGCCTTGACCAGCGCGCGGATCAGGAACGTGGTGCCGAAACTCGGCCAGTGTCCCGGCGCCTTGGCGCGCACGAAGTGATACGGCATGCAAAGCCCCCTCACTGGAAGATCGGGTCGAGGCCGCAGCAGAGCGCCGCGGCCTCGCTCACATCATCAGGTCTCGATGCTCGACTGCCAGACCGGCTTGTGCATCGGGTGGCCCTGGAGGGTGATGATTTCGATCGGCGTGCCCGACGAGTGCGTGCCGCCGAACTCCAGGCGCAGGCGGCAGTACCGCTTCTTGCCTCGGTAGCCGACGAGGTTGTAGACGGTGTCGGCAGCGGCCTTGGCGGCCGTGTACGACTTCACGATGCCACTGCCGGCCGTGCCGTAGGTGAGCCCGTAGGGCAGGATCAGGTCATCGGCGACGACCTCGTTCCAGGCCGAGTTGTCATCCGACTCCTGGATGACGATGTCGAGGCGGTTGGTCGAGGTGAAGGTGATGCCGCCGATGCCGACGTACCAGCCGAGGGTCACGGACTTGTAGAGTTGCGTGTCGACAGCCGGGCCGTTGGCGTCCGCGTCGAGGGTGGCGAGCACCGTGCCCACGGGCATGCGGATGTTGCTCACCAGATCGTAGTCTGCGCTCATTTCGAGTCACTCCGAAGGATGGGGTTCGTGCGTGCGGCTGCGGCGGGCCCGAAGGCCCGCTCGCCGTCACGTCAGGATCAGGCCTTGATCCGCATGATCTTGAAGGCTTCCGGCATGATCACGCGACCGGTGAGGTATCGCCGGAAGGTCCACTCGGTGATCGCCTGGCGCTTCTTCGTCAGGTCGTCGCGGATGACCGAGATACCCATGAGGTCGAAAATCTCGTAGCCGCGGCGCATGTCGCCGAAGATGATCGGCTTGGCGCCGGCGCCCGTCTGCGCGTCGGCCATGTTGATCATGTCCGACGAATACGGGAAGCCCCAGATCGTGGCCGGAGTCTCGCCCGCGACCGGAGACCAGATCGGCACGCCGATCGACGACTTGATCTGCCACATCTTCGCGAGCGTGCGCCGGTTGAAGAACCACATTGGCATCTGGCCGCGCTTGAGCTTGCCGGCGATATTGGCCATGTCGAGGAAGTCGACCTCGCCGGTGGTGGCGGTGTCCACGACCTCGATACGGGTATCGCTGATGATGCCCTGCGGCCCCTTCACGCCGAGGCCGGTGAGGAAGTTCTGGCCCTCGTTGAGGCCGAACGACTCGCCGACGTCGCTGGCGATCTCGCGCTCCAGATCGAAGGCAGACGAGATCATCATGTCGAGCGTGGCCGGCACGGTGACCGACTGGCGGTAGAGCGTGACCTGCTCGCTGCCGTAGGTCGACTCGGACGTGTCGTCCTGCTCCGCCTCACCCTCAAACGAGGCGACGAGGAGCGCGAGACGACGCGGCACGTCCATGGTCTTGGACGGCGCCACGCGGTTGCGGGCGTACAGCCGGACCGGGCTGATCTCGGTGATGTTCTTGCGGATCTCGTTGTCCATGATCTGCGGGATCAGGTACGCGCCCTGCGTCTCCGAGTCGGTGCGCAGCGTCTTGAGATCTAGGTCCGTGTTCATGTGCTTCTTCGGATGGTAGGCAAGCCACCCGAAGAAATTCTTGTACTCGTCGGACGAGCGAGCGATCTGCGGATCGTCGCCGGTCTTGCCCTTGTTCTGGATCAGCAGTTCGAGCTGCTCCACCCGCTGCTTATAGCCGGTCGAGTCCTTCTTGAAGTCGGCGAGTTCGGTCTCGGCCTTGGCGACCGCGGCCTTGAGTTCGGCCTCGACGCGCTCCTTCTCAGCCCACTTCTTGGTGACGCTGTCGGCGAAGTCCTGGTACTTGCCCATGAAGTCGAGGACGTTCTTCTTGGTGTCCTCGGGCAAGATGCCCTTCTTGACGCCGTCGATGTCGCTCTGGAGCGTGGCGAGGGCGTCCTTGACGTCCTTCGCCATCTTGGCGGGATCCGGGATGTCGTTCATTGCTCTCTCGGGGATGTTGTCAGCCGGACTTGCGCGCGACAACGGAGGACAGTGCCTCGCTGATGGCGCTGAGGAGCTTCACTGCATCCTCGGGGGCCGCAGCATCCCGCTGCGGATGATCTCGGCCAGCATCCCGCTGGCCTGCTGTCGACAGTCGTGTGGCGAGCTTCCTGCTGAGACCGATCCCGCGCAGACGAGCTTCCCGCTCGCCCAGATCGAGGGCATCGAACTCCTCAACGGAAAGAGACTTGCGAGGGCTCTCCATCGAGAGCGAGGCGTAATACCTGTCGAGGTGATCCTGTACGACCTCGACCGCCTGCTCTGAGAGATCAACTCCGCCCCGAGCGCCACACAGCGCCGCTGACGCCTTGAACAAAGCCACAGGATTCGCGACGAGTCGAGAGGTTTTCTCATCCACGTCGGCGATCAGCAGGCGCGGGTCCCACTGATCGATGCCCTTCTCGTCATCGGCGAACAGGAACGCCTGACGGACCTCGGCGCTGCCGGCGAAGTGCTTCTTCACGCGCTCCAGCGCGGCCGCCGCGTCCCACGACTTCGCCTCGCGCGCGATCGGGAGATCAGCGAACGGCACGACGCCCTTCACCGTCTCGACCGCAGCGAGCGGATTCATCGGCATGTTGACGATGCTGATCTCGTAGAGCCGGATCTGCTTCAGCAGCCGCGCGCCGTCCTCCTTGCGCCGGTCCTTCTCGGTGGCCTTGTAGCCGATCGAGGTGCCGCGCAGGCCGCGCCGCTTCAACTGCGGCACGATGCGGCCGGCGACGAACGAGTCGTCCTTGGGGAGCTCGGCCTTGAACCACAGGCCGCGCTTGTCCTCCTTGGCATCGAGGATGGTGCCGATCGGCGCATCCTCCATCTTGTGATTGAACAGCAGGAGCGGCATGCCGTGCTCGCGCAGCGACTTCGCGAATGCGCCAGGCACGACGACGTCGTTGCCGAGGTCGGTGTTGTTGAAGATCGAGCCGTAGCCCGTGATGGTCCAGCAGTCCTCGCTCTCCGCGAGCGCCTTCTCCTCGAAGTCCACGAGAGCGCCGTAGTCGCGCAGCATGGCAGGTGTTCCTTTCAGTCTCGAATGCGCTCCGCCGGGCGCGGGTTGTCCCTCGCGAGAGGGGGATCTGACGCGAGAGACACGGGGCGGGCCGCGGGCGGATGCGCGACCTCTGTACGCAATCGGGTTACGGGGAGACGCGACGCAGGTGCTCGGCGGAGTGCGTCACCGAGCGTCGAATGAGTTCCTCGATGCCAAGCGGCTCGCGCCCGGCGGCGATCTGGACTCGGCGCACGACGCCGGTCCGGGTGTTGACCTCAGCGCGCGCCACCACGTCACGGCCGATGCTGACCACCAACGTGCCCGGCGTCTCCTGACGCATGCGGGCAATGGTGCGGCCGTCCCCGAGAACGACTCGGGCGTCCGTGGTGCCGTTGAGCGTGACCGCCTCGGTGGCGCGGATCGGCGTTGGGTTTCCGGGCTTGTCGCCGGCGCGCCACGTCCGTCGGGCAGGGAGGTGCGGTGTGTTGATCTGGAGCTCGACCCGGCGTCCGTCATTGCCGATGGCCACGTAGTGCGCGCCGCACCTACAATTGTGGGCAAGCAGCCCGTTGGCGTAGTACCAGCCCTGGTCCGTCTCTATGTTGTAGACATGACCAACGAACCGGCGCCTCTCGACGAGCGCAACATCGTCGAACGATACACGGCTGGCGAGTCCGAGAAGGCGCTCGCCATCGCCCTCAAGACCACCCGCGAGCGCGTTCGGCGCATACTGCTGAAGAACGGGGTCGAGCGCCGGGGGCGCAGCGCGGCGATGTACAATCGCATGTCCCGATCCGACACCGACACCCGCAAGGCACTCGCCCGGAAAGCCAACGAAGCCAGGCGCGGCCAGAAGGCGAGCCACATCGAGAAGTCCCGAAAGGCCGCCTGGAAGGAAGCGACCAAGATCAAGACGGGAGCGGTCGAAGAAACGCTGGTGTCCATGCTGGAGCATTCTGGCGTGACGACCAAGCCGCAGGCTGCTGTCGGCCCGTACAACATCGACATCATGTGTGGGCCGGTCGCCGTGGAAGTCCACAGCGGAACGCACTTCCCGCACAGTCACGAAGCGACCCGAGAGCGCATTGAATACCTGTTCGATGAAGGGCTCAACGTCATCTACGTGATGTGCGTCGTGCAGCGGAAGAACAAAACGCCGCGGCGCGTCATGCGCCTGCCCAACGGAGCCGCAATGGCCGACCTTGTCGCCTTCATTGAGCGATCCAAGGCCGACCCAGCCTTTCGACGTCAGTATCGGGTGGTTCGGAGTTCCGGCGAGCTTGTGGCCGAGGCGGGTGGTGATCTCGATCAGATCGCCCGAGTACCAGTGCCGCGTCGCCGCCCTGACGAACCCTGACACTCGCGTGTCGCCGGGGAAGCAGTTGATCAAGTTCCCCAGCGAAGCGCCGAGCGTCGAGTCGCCTGGGAACATGAGCCGCTCGCCGGAGACCACGAACGGCTGCGAGACCAGCACCTCCTGATCCTGCGCCGCGACGTGGTCGAAGGCTGACTTCGGGGGATGCCGGACGCGGTCGTCCTTCATCGTCTCCCAGCGCTTGTAGATGCGGGCGTTGGCGTGCTTCTGCTTCACCCACCGGAAGATGGCGCCCTCGACTGCCTCTTGGGTCTCGTTGTTGACGATCGCCCGCATGCGCGCCTTGACCTTGCGCCACGCCGTCTGCGCCGTCTCTTTGAGCTTGCCCGTCATCCACACCGACCACGGCTGCTTGTCGCTGGCCTTGGTCTCGTAGTGGGCCGCCACCGCCTTCTGTGTGAGCCCGACCTGCTCGGAGGCGCGGGCAAGCTCGCGGTCGATCGACTGCATGTACCGCAGCGACTGCCGGTGCGCCCGGGCGGCGAGGCTCTCGCGGTGCTGAGCGTCGAGCGCGGCGTCGTCGAGCCGGGCGTCGCGCGGCGGGCGGATGCCGCGCACCACGTAGCAGCAGCGCGCGTAGTGCCGCATGAGCACCTGCTCGATGGACGTGCGCGCGCTCACCGTCTCCCAGAACGGGACGCGCGACTCCGATCGCACCCACAGCGCGATGTAGGCGGCAAGCGCTTGGCCGAGCGGGCGAACGAGTTCCTGCTCCAGGGCCAGCTTTGCCTTCAAAACGTCCGAATCGGCCGCCATCTTCGCTTTCGGTCTCGCGTCCAGTACTTGCGTTGCACATCTCCAGAGAGCCCGAGCACCGGTTTCGCGTCGGTTCGGGCTCTCCGCGTTTCTAGGACACGGTGACCGTGACGCTGCCGACCGCCCCCGTGGCGCTCACCCCCGTCACCACCGCCTCCGCATCTGCGTCGTTGATCGATTGTAGCGACCGGAACTTCCCCCGAGCCACCGCGACACTGGATCCATTCGACAGCGTGACCTCCAACTCGTGGATGTAGTCTCCGACGTCACGGAACAACCGCTTGGGCAGAGTCACGGTGATGACGTTGGCGGCGATCGCGATCTGGCCGTTTCCACTCGTGAGCGTGAGCACCGACGCCCCGAGCGTGCCGGGGCTCAGCACCGGAGCGAGCGACCACCGCGCGCTAGCGCTGGTCAGGTCGGCCGCTCGCCTGGTCGCGTGATCGAGCACGGTGAACGCCATCACCAGCGAGTCGCCGGCAATGTAGTCGAGGATGTTGACCGGCGTGGTCATCGGATGCAGACCCTGTGCGTGGCAATGGTCCTGAGCGACACGTCGTAGCGCCGCGGCGTCTCCAGGCTCACCGTCGCCTCGAAGGTCGTGGTCAGCGTGACGGTGAAGTACAGCGTGTCGGGCATCACTCGATCCGAACGATGGCGGTCGCCGGGTCGGCGGCCGGGAAGGTGACGGTGAAGTTGCCGCCGGCCGAGGACTTGTCGGCGCCAAAGTCGATCACCGCGACGGCGCGATTGCCTTGGCTGGAGTTGTAGATGAGTGCCCCTCGCGCTGTGATGGTCGATGTCGACCACGTCACGTCGGCGAAGTCGGTGAAGGCCGATGTGCCGGACGCCGCCGGGTCCACCCGGGTCAGTGTGGCGCCGCCGGTGGTGTAGCCGTTGCCGTTCGCGACCTCGTTGGTGGCCGAGTAGGCCGTCGTCGCAGCGCCGAGCGTGGCAACGTTGGTGTAGAGCGCGATCTTGAAGGTGTCGCCGCCCGAGAGAAGGAAGTTGTGCTTGGCCTCAAGCAACTCCTTCTTGAAACTCGTGCACATCGCGGATGTGATGGCCATGACGCTCTCAGGTCTTGGGTTTCGACTTCACCGGCGGGACGTAGCCGGGAGCTTTCTCTGCGTGCCCGCCGTAGGGCAGAACGGCGGCGCCGCGAGCTCGGGCCGCCTCGATGCGAGCCTCAGGCCCCCATCCCGGCTTGCGAGCGCTGGGCGGCTCAGCAGCGCCAGGCTTCATGGCACGATAGGCTGCATCGGCAGCCTCGAACTGAGTGGCGCCCGCAGCGGTGAGACGGGGTCCGAAGTGCGACACGGCACCCATGGTGGCCCAGTCGCCGACCTCCTTCATGGCGCCCTTGACGCCGTCCTTCTTGTAGCCCTCGACCGCGGCCTTGCCGGCGCCGTAGGCGGCGAGACCACCGAGCACCATCGCACCACCCGGCACCACCACCGCGGCCGCGCGCGGCGCGACGACAGCGGCACCCTTCGCCGCGAGAGCAAGACCCTTGCCGATGCCCCATCCGACAGCAGCGACCGTGCCGCCGGCAACGGTTGCGGCACCGACCGCCTTGGCATTTGCTGTTGCGGCAGAGTTGCCAGCAGCCTGAGCCTCCGATCGCGTGGCGTCGAAGGCGACAGCGGCGGCCCCCGCAATCGCGACCGGCCCGAGCATGGCGAGCGCCTTGCTGCCCTTGCTGCGCTTGGGCTTGGCTGAAGCGGCAGTCGCGGGCTGCGCCGACGGTTTGAGGTTCGGCCCGAACATCTTGGCCATGGCTGCGTTGGGATCGCGGACGCCGGCAGACTGAGCCGCAGAGGCGAGCCCGCCAGCCTTCGCTTTGTTCGCCTTGCGAGTTTCGGCGGCCTTGATTGCGGCTCTCGACCGCGCGTCTTGCTTCGTTCCTGCTTCGGCGATGCGTGCCATCTGCGCGGGCACGTCCTTGAACACGTCCATCGCCTTCACTCGGCGGGCCGCTTCATCCATCGAGATGCCCTGCTTTGCAGCGAGTTCGGCCACGCGATGATCGGGCGCCTTCGCTTCTCCTGGTGCAGCCACTCCCCTTGCCTTGGCAGAGGACTCTCGGGCTGCGTCGGACCAGCCGGGGTTCTTGCCCGACGCACTGTCCATGTGGCGGAACGCTGCGTCGTGCGATGCGTAGCGCTCGGCGTAAACGGTCTTGCCTACTTCCCGTTGACCCTCGCCGCGGCCCACGTAGTGCCGCTCGACGATCTGATACTCGCCAGTCGTGCCCTTGGGTCCGACAACTGGCTCAATGGACACCGTGCTTGTGGCTGTCGCCATGCTGCTCTTGGGGTGGTTCGACATGCCACCCGTGTAGCGATCCGTCGCAGAATCGCCGACGCGCTTTGTGCCTGCCGCAACGCGGTCGCGCTCTGCCTGCTCTGCGCTGTAGGTCACGCCGGCCGGCTTTCCCTTTGCCATCTCGACGAGGTCCAGTTGCTTCATGCCTGAGCCGAACAGGCCCTGGTCCATGGGTTGCTGAGGGACGCTTGATTTTCCGGTTGCGGCGACCGCTGCGGAGATCTTCTCCTTCGTGGTCGGGGGAGGGATGAAGGAGGTCTGGCCCTTGGGTGCCTCGCGCGAGTCGAAGCTTGCTGCGGGCTGCGGGTTGGCGCGCGCGGCCGCCCGCTCGATCTCCCTGCGCATACCGGGAGACAGCGACGAGAAGTCCTTTTCGGTGCCCTTGAAAGCGCCGGGCGGGAGGTCAGTCACGGTCGGCGTCGGCGGGGCCTTGGTCGACCAGTACGACTCAGGTTGCTTGTGCTGGAAACGAGGCGTGGGGTTCTTCTCCCACGTTCCCTTCTCGGCCTCTCCGAGTTGGGCCCACGTCTTGCGCTTGCCGCCATCGTGGTAGGTGGGCTTCGCTGCTACGTCCTGCTCGTAGGCCAGTTGCCCGGGGGACTTGGTGGTCGCCGCCTCTCCCGGCCTTGCGACCCCCCTCTGATCTGCTGAGGCTGCACGAGCGGAGTCAGACCAGCCTGGCTTGTCGTCAACCATCTCCTGCAGTCGCCGCGGTTGATTCGCAATCTTGAGCTTGAGCAGGGCTTGCTTTCGCGGCTCGCCACGTAAATGTCCGAGCCCAGCGTCCGCAAGCAGTTTGTCGTTGGCTGCCTGCCTTTCTTTGAGTTGTTTGCGCTCTTCTCGAGTCGCCCTAACTGCTCGGTCCAACTCTTGTCTTTGTTGCTCGCGTCTCTCTGCTGCCAATCGCTGAGACTCCTCTCGCGACCGTTGGGCAGCGCGCGCCACTTCTTCGGGGACATCGCGCCCAAGCGACCGCAACAACTCCTCTTGCGCCATAGCCATCGGCTGTCCAAGGCGAAAATCATGAGGTCTACCATAGCCAGAATCATGATCGGAAACGCGAATGGAGATTTGGCCAGACCCCGCCTGAACCTTGTAGTAGGTTGAAAGGGATGGACCAAACCGGTCGGACATCGATCTCGATGTCTCCTTGGAAAACTGAATGCCCATCTCCTTGAGCATGCGATCCATATCGCCGATCTGAAGCCTGTCTGCGCCTCGCTTGATGGGCACGTCCACCATGGCCTGCCTCCGGCTTGGAGCGTTCCCGGTCAGCGCCGAGATGCCGCCGCGCTTCATGGTGTCGCCGACGTCCTTTACGAACGCGCGCGCGGCCTTCGCCGGCGCCTCGCCCTTCGCGATCGCAGCCGCGGCCCGGTCGAGCATCTCGGAGATCGGACCGCGGGTCGTCGACAGTTTCTCGACCATCTCGGCGAGCCGGCCGGCGCCCGTCGCGCGCTCCGCATTGGCGGCGTGGCTCAGTCGGTTGCCGACCGCCTCGATCGTGCCCGCCTCGCGCTCCAACAGCCCGAAGATCCGCTTGTCCTGCTTCAAGGCGGTCAGCGCCTTGTCGAGCACCTGCGCCCGCTCTTTCAGCAGCGATCGAGTCGTGGTCTCCTCGCCGAACAGCGAGCCTGTGGTCTCGGTCAGCGAGGGTGCGGCCATGGCCTGCTGCACGTAGAGCCGGGCGTGCTGGCCTGAGGCGACCTTGGCCTTCTGCATCTCGGTGATGTAGTCGAGGTGTCGCGAGGAGTCCTTGACCGCATCGCCGACCGCGGCCGCCACGTCGGGCTTCACCGTGCCCGATGCCACCATGTTGAAGGCGGGCTCGGACAGGCGGGCGAGAGACCTCGCCTCGCGGATCTTGGCATCCGAGACCGGCAGCGAGCCGGTGACAAGGTCGGGCCGCTCGCGCATGACGCGCGCCATGTCGAGCGAGTGCCCCGACGACTCGTGCATGTTCTTGATCGCGGCGTAGGCCCGGACGTCCCTGGGCTGCCAGCCGTCTTGCTGGCGCAGCACGATGGCGTCCATCTTGATCGGCTCGTGCCCCTGCGACATGAGGCGCTTGGCGAGCCCGAGGCGCTGGTGGCCGTCGGCAATCACCTGACGACCGTCGGCGTACTCGTAGACCATCACCTTGCCAGCGGCGGCCGGGTTCCACTTCGAGACGCCGGACAGGCGATCAGTCACGCCGGCGCCATCACCGCCCGACTTGAACTGGAAGGTGTTGGCATCAGACGACAGGCCCGCCGCCTCGACACGCTGAAGCGTGGTGGGCTTGCCGTCCATGATGGTGCGCTCGGAGACGTTGCGCCAGGCGCGGTATGCGATTGCGCCAGCGCCAGCACCAGCCGCGGCAGAGCCCACGGCCTCGACAACGTCCCGAGCATCCACCATGTGCGTGCGCCCCTCAGTGCACGTGTCCGTTCATGCGGTAGCGCTTGTCGGCCACCGCATCGGCGAACTCGAACAGGGTGCCGAAAGCCGCCTTGCTGTCGTCGTTGGCGGCACGCTCGGGCTTCTTCATCGGCTTGCGCCGCGTCCCGGTGTCTGTGCTACGCGATTCGTCGTCGTCCTCGCTATCGGCATCGGCAGGATCGGCGCCGGGCTTCTGCATGTGGACGACTCGCGGCTTGGGCCGCGCACCTTCGTCCGCCTCGCCCCCGAGCGCCTGGTCGACAGCGGTGAACAGATCCTCCCCCTGAGGCACCATGCCCATCGGACCGTAGATGATGTCGCCACCGAGCACCGGCTCGTAGCCGGCGAGTTGCCGGGCCTCATTGCGCGACACGAGGTTGGCCGCGAACAGTTCCCGAGCTCGGGCCGACGCCGCGCGCGCCAGGATCGGCGCGGTGAGCGAGTCGTGCACGATCTCGATGTTCTCCCCGAAGCGGGTCGAGAACAACTGCGCGATGCCGGCGAAGATGATCTGGAAGGTCGGCAGGATGGCCTGATCGTAGAGCACGTTCCAGGCCGTCTCGTAGTTGTTGTTGGTCTGCGCCTCGGTCCGGAACAGCGTGACGGGCACGTTGTAGCGGCTCGCCATGGCGTCTTCGACGATCTGGATCAGCTTAGCGAAGTCCATGTCCTTCATACTCTGAGACAGCGCGGTGAAGTCGGCCGCGCCGCCCGAGGTTACCAGCACCGAGCCCGCGTTGGAGTGGCCGGCCGCGTTGGCAGCGAACATCTCACGGACGTCGGCCTCCTGGTCGGGGCTCATGGCCTCCTTGAACGACAGCACGCCCGACAGCCGGGCGCCCTTATCGAGCACCGAGGTGTTGTGGACGATGCCCTTGAGGCGGAGTTCGATGTCGGAGCGGATCGCGTTGAGCCGCGGCAGGCCGATGCCACGGTGATCCCCGTCCATGTCGTAGATCGGGATGATCTCCGCGAGTTGCGTCTGCTCGTCGACCCACTGCGGGTCGCGCGGGTTGGCGTTGCGCTGGAAGGAGATCGAGCGCGTGCCCTCGGCATAGAGATACCGGTCGGGCCACATATCGGGGCCGGGGTAGGTCGACAGGAACTTCGACTTGAGCACGTCGAGCGCGACCGGAGGGAACGCGACGTTGCCGATCGCGTGCATGTAGGCCGTCCCGGTGACGAGGTACTGGACGGTGAGTTCCTTGATGAAGCGCCGGCGCGTGCGGTTGAAGCCCGGCCGGTTGAGGAAGTTGGCCACCGGGTGGCGGTCCACCGGCGCGCCGTCGACCTGCACCAGCGGGGTGAGGCTCGCCACCGAGTCGGCGATGAGGTCGACGATCTTGGCGTAGGGCGCGACGTTCTTGTAGTAGAGCCACGCCATGTACGGCGTGATCTCGACCGAGGTCACCAGCGGCGCGAAGTAGTTCGGGGGCGCGTTGGCGGAGACGGGCGCCGCGACGGCTGCCTTGGTTTGGGCAGCCGGGCTCGTCCCGAGCCTCGACATGAGGCCCGAGAGGACACGGGTCAGGGGGTGCATCGGTGGGGTGCCTCCTAAGGGGCGGTCAGAGCGCGCGTCAGGTCTGGACGCGGAGAACGGCGACGTTGTCGTTGGGCCCGTCCGAGCGCGCGTGAAGCTTGTCGCCGGTGGCGAGCACGAACGCGACGGCCGGAGCGCGAGCATTGAGGAACTCGGCGGCCGCGTTGGCGGCGTCGCTCGTGGCGGTGCCCGAGCCGGCGCGCACCAGCAGACCGCCGGCGGGGGACTTCGCCTGCACATAGACGGTGACATTGCCGGCGGCGGTGTAGAGCAGGGTCCAGGCGTCGCCGGCCGGGACCGGGACGACGGCGGGGTGCGAGGTGGCCATGGCTTACTTCTTTCCGGGCTGGGCCCATTGGCTGTAGTTCTGGACGCCGCGGCCTTGCTGCGCCGCGTACTGAGTCGAGGGGTTCGCGAACCCGCGCCGCTTCTCGCCCCCGTCCTCTTGGGACGCGGGCTGAGCCTGAGGCGCGGCCGCTGGCGATCGAGAGGTGTCGGCGCGAGCGAATGCCTTGGCCTGCGACGGCGAGAGGTTGGCCATCGCGGCGGAAGGATCCGCACCCTGCGCCCGGTTGCCCGAGGTGTAGAGCCCGCGGATCATGTCGACAGGGACGACGGAGTTGACGGCGCCCCACGCCGCTTGCCCAGCGATCTCGCCGGCCGACTTGCCTTGCTGTGCGGCCCGGTAGCCGTAGTAGCCGGCCATGCCGACCGCGGCGAGCGGCATCGCGGCTTTGCCGATCATATGCAGCGCGACCTTGCCCGAGACGCCGGCTGCCTTCGACGCCATACCGATGGCGCCGCCGAACGCGACGGGAAGCGCTGCGGTAGCACCTGCAGCGCCTGCGCCCTTGGCGATGGCGAGCGTCGTGCTGTCACCTTGGGCCCGTGCCTGCTGGTAGGCGGCAACTCCGGCGGTGCCGGTGGCAACAGTTGCGCCGGCGATCCCGAGCGCGCCCATCGCCATCCCGCCGGGCGTCGCCTTCGGAGCGATGGCGGCGGGGGCATTGAGGCTCGCCACATCGGCCCGGACCGATCCGGACCGGAGCGCGCGGGCGGCGGTGATGCGGTGGTTGCCGTCGGCGACGGCGAAGCGGCCATCCCCCAGCGCGATCAGTTGCGGCAGGTTGCCCTTGGCGGTGGCGTTGGGCGAGGCGGTGAGCTTGGCCTTCACCGACTTGATCGAGACGCTCGGCTGCTCGGAGACGATCTTGGACAGCGGCACGTCCATGGTGCCGATGCGCTTCACGTCGGAGGCGTTGAGCCGGTGCGTGGCGACGGGCAGTTTCGCGTCGTGTCCCGGGGTGCGGATCTGCTGGTCGCCGATACGGCGATCCATCAGGCCCGGGCGGAACGAGCGCATGCGGCCGGCGCGGTCGAGCACCTGCGCGGCCCGCTCCGGCGTGCGCGGCTTCTTGGCCATCGGTCGGTCCCCTCAGAATGTCCCGATCACCCGCACGCCTTGCGCCTTTGGCGCGAACGCAATGATGACGCAGTCGGCCCGGTTGGGCGACGGATGGCCCTCGGGCGCCTTGTCGATCAGCACCTTGCCCGACGGGTTGTGCTTGTAGACGACCTGGCACAACTCGGTCTTGAGTTCCCGAAGCTCGGTGATCTCGGGCGAGAGCGAGATCAACTCGTCAGGGTCGTACTCTTTCCCCTGCCGCACGGCGCGGAAGGTCTTGATGAAGCGGTCGCGCACCATCCACCACGCCTGAGATTTCGCGTTTGCGAACATATCAGCGTGCGTCCTATTGCCCTCGTACTTCTTGGTGGGGTCGAGCACCGCGCCGGCAGCCGACCAGCCCGTGGCCGGCGGTTTGCGCTTCTCTCGGAGAGCCGCGGCAGCACCTGCGCCGACACCGATCGAGTCGTACAGGAACTCGACCGCCTCGAAGCGCTCGGCTTCGTCATAGGCCCAGCGCCCGGCGTCATCGGCGAGGAGATCACCGCGCGACTTCACGTCGACGACGAGGATGCCGTGCCGCTTGGCGAAGGCCGACCGGTCCATGCCGCCGTCGGCGACGTCGAGCCCGACCCGCTTGATGCCGGTGGGCTTGATGCCGAGCCTTTCGTGCGCGTTGACGGCCGCCTCGACCCAGTCGGCCTTGATGAGTTGGCCTTCGATGCCGGCCGTGGCGTCGCGCAGGTACTCCTGACGGAAGATGTGCCCGAGACCCTTGGCGTCGAGCTCGGCTTGCTTCGACTCCACCCACTCGGTGTCGTGCCAAGGGATGTCGAAGCAATCGAAGATGAACTTCGACTGGCTGGTGGCGCACCAAGTATTGAATAGCGTACCGACCCTCGGCGACGAGATGTCGATGCGGCAATCCGTGTTGGCGGTCAGCGCCGCCTCGATCAACTGTGGGCGTTCCAAGTATGCCGCTTCATCGACGAAGTAGATCGAGGCGCGACCGCCACGTCCGATATTGTCACCCGCCTCGCCGACGATTGCAGCGTCGTTCTCGGGATTGAGTATCCGCATGTAGTTCGAGTGCACCTTCGGCGTCCACCCTTTCGGCAGAAGGAACGGCGGGAGGTGTTCGATGATGGCCCGGATCTTGGGAAAGATCGCCTGCATGTCTCCGGCGCGGTCCACTAGGATCTCCTTTCGGGACCCGAACCCGACGACGCTGCCCTCGTAGAACAGCCACAGCCACACAGCGAACGCGCTGGCCATCCAGGTCGCACCGCTGTCTCGGGATTTCTCGACTGGCGCCGAGGTCTTGGTCTCGAAGCGGTCTTTCAACCACATCAGGAACTCGGCCTGCCGCTTGAACGGGACCGACGGCACCTTTGTGGGGTCGCCGCGAGACGCGTTGCGCGGCTCATAGACGAAGACGCAGTCGTTTACGAACAGAACCGGGTCGGCCTTCCAAGCTGTCTTGGCCCCGAGCGCCACCGCAGGGTGCTCGGCAGCCGCCCGCCACAACGCCATGCGTCGCGAGAGCTCAAGATTGTAATCCGGGGGCCACTTCACCGCAGCACCGGGATCGTCAGAGCATCATAGATCGACCACCCGATGCGTTCGCGCGCCACGACGTTCTTCGGCGAGATGTCAAAGCGCTCGCACCACTCTGCCAGCGTCAGTGTCTCGCCGCGCAGGGTGATGAGCCGGTTGTTCCGCTTGTTGCGGGCCTGCTCCTTCAGGGTGGCCCAGCGCACATTGCCCGGCTCGTAGTGGCCGTCTACGTCGATGCGCTCGATCGTGTGCTTTGGGCTCGGTCGACGACCGACATCGGCAAGGAATGCGGCGAAGTCATCCCGCCACCGTGGGTCCATCGTGATGCCGCGCTCGCCGTAGTGCTGGTACGCCACCTCGTTCGGCATGAAGCACCGACGCTTGATGCCTTCCCACACACCATGCTCGGGCGTCCCGTGCATCCCGTGCGTCGCGCCGAGCCACTCATCGTCCTTCAGGCACCCGCAACTGCGCTTGTGCCCATTCCGCAGTTTCGCGGTGATGGCAACGGTTGCCTGGCCGCAATCGCACTGACAGCGCCACCATCGACCCCGCTTGCCGGTGTCGACCTCCTCGACCACAACGAGACGGGTAAACCTCTGACCGATCATCCCGAGACCATGCCGCGATTCGCGAGCCTCAGGCATTGCCCATCGTGCGGCCGATGGCGTTGCGGCGGAACTCCTCGAACACCCTCAGGGCGTCCTTGGGCGTCATGTTCTCGCTGATCTCCACGGTGGTCTTGGTCTCGATCGGCCCGCCGCTGGCACCGACGTGCGTGTGCTTGTGGTCGACCACGGTCTTGCCGTTGAACATGCCGAGGTGCGTGCCGATGATCTTCAGGGCCGCGAGCTTGTCGCCCATCTTCACTTCCATCGTGGCCAGACCGGACTGTGAGTAGCCCTGCGTGACCTGGGTGATGGCGGCCTTCAACTCGCGGGACAGCTTCTTTGAGGGCTTGATCATCAGGAACGGCTCCTCGCCGATCTTGATCGGCTGGCCGGTCTCGTCGACGATGAGGTTCCCAGTCTTGCGGTCGCGCTTGAGCACGTCGCGGGTGCCCCACTCGAAGTAGTCCTCGGCGTTCGCGAAGGCGATTGCTGCGAGTTCTTGGAGCACGCGGCCAGCATTGACCTCGAACTTCTTCTCGGCGATCTCCTGCACCTTCCGGGCGAGTTGCATCAACCTTGATTGCACCTTGGGCGTCGCAAGCAACTTGGATGCGCACTCGTGGACCGACTTCGGCTTCCACTTGGCGGCGTGCGGGAACGCGTGCAGATACGCGGCCGCGCCGATCTGGTGCAGGGCATAGTGCTGGCAGAAGTTCTCCTCGGCGGCGGTGAGGCCGGTTGCGGTTTTCGATCGTCCTGACTTAGCCATTGACTGCGGCGAACTCTCCCCGGACATTCCGGGGGAAGCCCCACCCTCCTCTGTGTGTGTTGATGGTTGAAGCCTTGGGCTCTCCCCCTTGAGGACCCGAGGTGACTCGTCTACGTCTAAGCGGTTGAGTCGTCTGGCGTTGTGCGCGGTGCACTGTTGTCGCGACTCGGATCGCACAACGCGTTGCCCATCAGCAGGATGAGCCCATGATCCGTGCGCTCGACCGTGTGTGGCCGTATGGGGGCGAGCACGGGGCGCTTTCTTCCCAGGCGGCTGTAACCCGCCCGACTTGCGAAACAGGGAAGCTGGCCGTCGAGAGGTTCAAGTCCTCGGCGCCCCACCACCGACCGATCCCGTAGCTCAACGGATAGAGCGGAGAGCTTCTAACTCTCAGGCTGCAGGTTCGAGACCTGCCGGGATCGCCACCCTCACACCGATGCTACGGTCACATCGCCGGAAAGCACCAGCGCCTTGACGCCCTCGGGCAGCAGTGGTTTCGGACCGTCCCGGAACAGTTGGCGGAGGCCCCATGGGGCCTCCTCTTATCCTCAGGCTTGACCCTTAGCCCGAGTCGCACCACCTTGTCCTGCCATGATCAGGATCGCTGCCGCGCTGCTCTGCATGGCCCTTGCCGCCCCCGTGGCGCAAGCTCAAGACCAGCGTCAGCAGATCAGAATCCAGCAGGATGCGATCAAAGCCTCGCGGCGGCTGGCCGAACTGCAGTTCGCTCGGGACCGCTGCAATCTCGTTCCCAACCAGACCGCAGTTGACGACCTCCTGTTCACCGCGATGCGCGGCGGACAGTTGATGAACGTCGACTTCGTGATGATGACCCTCGACGAGCGGGCGCAGTCGTTTGGCATCGAGGCGATCTGCAAGGCACTGTTGCAGACCCACGCCGGCGCACTGACCCGGCAGCCTTGACTCACACCGTTCACAGTCTCATGGTGCCGTTGGCTGCCCTTAGCGCATAGGGGTTGCCTCCATGGGCCTCGCCTCGGAACTCGCGATTCCGGGGCGGGGTTCTGCCTTGTCGTCCCCACACGACTCAGGCACCACTGGCTGCGCGGGTGTAGCGCCTGCCAGGGGAGCGGACGTCCAACCCCTCCCACGGTGAAGCACCGCTCCACGGGACGCCTCGACCCGGTTTGTCGCCCGGGCTCGGGGCGCTCTCGTTTCACAAGGCCTTCTTCATCGCTGCCGCGACATCAGTTGTAGAGACAGACGGAGCCCACTGCGGCGGACCCTGCTCGGCATGGCCGCCGTAAGGCAGCGCCTCCACGCCCCGGGCTTTCGCCGCCGCGATGCGAGCTGCGTTACTCCACCCCTTCGGACGCTTCTCGGGCTCGGCCTTCGCCGCTTCCTTCATCGCCGCGTACCGCTTGGCTGCCGCAGCGTAGGTGGCAGCCTGGTCGGCGGTGATGCGGCCCGAGGTCGGAGCCTGTGGCTGCGCGCCCTTGCCGAGTTCCATCAGGCCTTCGGCGCCCACCAGTGAGAGCGCGGCCCCCTTGGCCCCGTGCGCCTGATAGGCCTTGTAGGCCGCGTAGCCGGTGAGGCCAGCCGCGAGCGCAATGCCCGCCGGGCCGGCGGCCGCCGGTGCTACCTTGGCCAGCGCCTTCACGCCAAGCCCGACGCCCTTGCCGACGGCGTACATCACGCCACCGGTCACGGTTGCCGCGACAGCGCCCTGAGCAGCGCCCTGCATCTTGGCTTCGGAGTCGGTGGCGCCTGAGGCTTTCGCCTCTGACCGGGCCGCATCGAAGGCCACAAGGCCCGCCACGGCCGGCGCCGCCACCATCGCGAACGCGCCCGTCTTGTCGAGGGCCTGCAGTAGGGCGGCCTTGGTCATCTTCGACACGCCCTTGATGCCGGCGGCCTTGGCCTCGGCACGAAGGGTGGCGACGGTCTGCTTGGTCGGAGCGGCGGGAAACGACGGCGGCTCGGCGACCTTGCCCGGGTCGGCGCTCGACTTGCCCACGCGCACGTCAGCGTAGGACTGCAGCATGGTGCGCAACGAGGCTGGCTCGGCAAGCCCGAGGCGCTTGGTCGCCTCATACTCGCGAACGCTGGACAACCACTTGTTGGCGTTCCCGTTCATGTCGCGCGCGGCGCGCCCTTCCGGCTTCCACGTCTCACGGGGAATCGGCACGTGGTCCTTGATCGCCTTGGCGATCTTGGCCACCGCATCGATGTCCTTCGGGACGTTGTCACCGGCTTTCGCCTCGCGGACTCGCGGCGACCGCGCCTTGGCCGGCTTGCGATTGTCAAGGATGGCGTCGAGGTTCTCGGGGTTCTGCGTGCCACGAAGTCCCGACGAGTCGTCGGCCATCTCCTGGATGCGGCCGCCCCGCTTCTCGACCTCGCGCCGCGCCGACTTCATGGCGTCCCACGTCAGGGAGCCGTCGTCGCCGAACGGGACGTGGTCGACCAGCGCCTCAGGCTTGTGCTTGCGCCAGAACGCTGCCGCCTTGGGGGACAGCGTGGCATCGGGGATCACCGGCCGGTTGCCGTGGTCCTGCTCGATTCGAGCGTAGAGCGCGGTGGCGATGCCCTTGCGCTGGTGCTTGTCGTCGATCGAGATGCGGCCGACCTGGGGGCCGCTTGGCGTGTCGCGGACGTAGGCCGTGCCGACCTGCTTGCGACGCGAAAGCGGACCCGCCTTGTGCCAGATCGTGTAGTTGGCCTGGCGCATCCGCGTGTTGATCTCGGCCTCGACCGTGTAGCCCTTCGGCAGGTCGCCGCCGAACTTCTCCTGAATCGTGCCGTGCTGGTCGGTGACGATCTGCTCCGAGCGCTTGACCTTGGCCGTCCGGGCCGGGGGAATGCGCCGGCGCTCCTCGGGCGTCATGTTCGCCCGCTCGCGGGTGTTCTCAGCCTCGACCTCGCCGGCCAGCGACGTATACATGCCGCGGCGGGTGCCCTCGTTCTTTGGGCCCGGGAACTGCCGCTCGAAGTCCCGCGGCGAGCCGCCGGGCGCGAAACCCTCGACCTCCTGCACATGGTGCTGCAACTCGTGCAGGTTCACGCCGCGCGCGGTGGGCTTGGCCTGCGGCCGGCCCAGCAACATCGTCTTGGCGAAGTGCTGGTCGCCGATCAGCACCTTGTCGCCAGTGTAACCGCCCGAGCCCTGTCCGCCCTTCTGGACCTCCAGGAAGCCCGCCTCAGGCATGGCGTCGTAGAGCTTGGGGTGGGTGAGCACGTCGCGCTGCAGCCCGTGGCCGGACTTGTCGAGCGCGCCCGGCCGGAGCCGGGAGTCGTGGTCGGTGAGCTCGAAGCGGGGCTTGCCGTCGGCGCCATAGGTGACGCCGGCATAGGGGGACTTGTCGAGCAGCTTGTTGGTCTCGGCGAGGATGACGTCCTCGCTGGCGCCTTGCCGCCGCAGATTGGCGGCGAGTTCCATGGCCCGCATGGGCCGGTCGTCGCCGCGGGCCGCGAGATTGCGCGCCGCGACGGCGCCGAGAAAGATGGCCGGGAACGGCGTCAGGTCATCTTGCTTCTTGCGGTCATCGGCCACGGCGAGCTCCAAGAGCGCGAGTGACGACGGGGGCCGCCTGCGCCAGCGCCTTGCGGCGGGCATGCGCGGCCATCTCTTTGACGCCCTTCACGACCTGACGACCGACCTCAGGCAGGTCAGACCGCCGAGAGGCGGCGATCAAATCGGCCCGGATCTGCCGGCAGTTGCACATGGTTGAAGCCTCGGGCTCGCACGGCGCGCTTGGCGTAGTCCTCGACGATGTTCAGGGCCACCTGCAGGGCGGCGGCCTCGCCCAGGGTCGAGGTGAGGATCTCCAGACCGCGGGCGATGTTGCCTTCTGCCAGCAGGAGGTTTTCGATGCGGTCCGACATGGAGTGCCCCGGTTTCTGAGTTGCTGGCGACAGTTTCCGGGGTGGGCAACTGTTGCGCTGTCGCCCGCCCCGCTGGTCATCTACGCCCTGGTCGGTCACGCGAGGTGATCGGTTAACCTGAACCCCGGCCTAAAGGCCGAGGATTTCCCTCGCGGCTCACGCCGCGATTGGGATTACCCGCTTCGCAGGCAACCCCACCGGGTCGACTCCACGGGCGTTAGCCTCCGACCGGCTCAGCCGGAGGATATTGCGGGCTGCGTTCACGTCGGCATGATCTTCGTGACCACAGCTTCGGCAGACAAAGCGGGCTTGGCTCTCGCGAGATGCCTTGTCGACGGTGCCGCAGCAGGCGCACGTTTGCGACGTGAACGCGGGATTGACCTTCACCAGCTTGCCGCCCCGCTCGGCGAGCTTGTAGTCGAGGAACCTCTCGATCTGGTGCCAGCCGCGCTCGGCGATCGAGCGGTTCAAGCCGGCCTTCGCGCGCACGTTCCAGCCCGGCTGATCTGCCGTGCCCCTGGCGCTGCGCATCATGTTGCGAACGGCCAGAGCTTCAATCGCCACCGTGCCGAACGTGTCGGCGATCTCGGTCGTGCGCTCATGCGCCCAGTGCGCGCGAACGCGGGCGGCCTTTGCCTTGATCTTCCCCAGCTTGCGCTTCGCCTTCTCGCGGCGGGCAGAGCCCTTGCGCTTGCGAGCGAGAGCCTTGGCGGCCTTGCGGGCCTTCCGGTCGAGCTGCGTCAGCGCCGCCGGGCTCGCGTAGAGATTGCCCGTCGAAAGCGCCAGCGTCGCCGTGATGCCGCGATCGATGCCGACCGCGTTGTCGAGCGGCACCGGGTCGGCGATCTCGACGCGGCTCTGAAACACGATGTGCCAGCCGTTCGCCTCGCGGGTGATCGTGACGGCCTCGACATGCCCCTCGATAGGTCGCGACTGCCGGAACTTCACCCAGCCGACGCCCTGCAGCTTCGCCTCGCCGTAGCGGGCGTTGATCTTGCGGACGTGGACGGTGCGGTTTTCGAGCCGGAAGCTCTCGGCCTCGCCCTTGCGGCGGAACTGGGGATAGCGAGCGCGACCGGCGAAAAACGCCTTGAAGGCAGCGTCGAGATCGCGAAGCGCTTGAGCCTGAACGACGCGCGGCATCTCGCCGAGCCAATCGCACTCGGCCCGCAGAGCCGTCAATTCCTTGTCCTGCGTGAAGAGCGTGATCCCGCTGCCGGTGCTCACCATCTTCTGGCGCCACCAGTCCCGGCGCTGCTCAAGGCCGAGGTTGAACACGAACCGCGCCGCGCCGGCATAGGCTGCGAACCGCTCGGCCTCGGCAGGCGTCGGGTAGAGCCGGAACTTGCTGGCGCGGCGGATGATCATTGACACCGTATAGCAATATGGAAACCGTTGTCCTGACGGTTGCTGCACTGATTCACGTGAAACAGTGCAGCAGCAACTGTAGTCGATCCGGCCCGTCTCGCCTCGGGACCGCGACGCCCTCGTGTATCGGTGATGATGTGCAGGGGTGCGCGGCAGCGGCCGGGAGCGGGCCAGAACGACAAGCGCCCGCGACGGGTGTCCGTGCGGGCGCAATGGGTCAGGATGGGAATTGATTACCTGCGCCGCGCTGCCATGGCAATACCACTCGTGTCAATGCGGGTGCGGCAGAAGGTCTCACGCCGCCTTCTTGTCGACGAACTCGCGGATCGCCTGCCGGATCAGTGACGAGACGGATGGAGGCGGATCGCTCTTGACCGCCTCGCTGTCCCGTATCCGCTCCAGCTTGCGCTTCAATTCGTCCGGCAGGCGAACGTGCACCAGTTGCTCGTTCTCTGCGGTCCCAGGGGGCCGTCCCATACGCTTGCGCTCCTGTTTCATGGCCCCTAGATAGCGTGAGACGCTAGCTACCGCAAGCCTACACGTCAGGTAACAAAGATGTGATCAAGGAATCTTGCTTCGGAGGCACTCCCCTCTTGACTTTTTGTATCACACGTCGTATATTGACAGTATCAGACGTTGATTGGCCCCCAGCGCCAAGTCCGCCAAGGTCGCAGAGAGACGCCGAAGAGGTTGGTCCCCGAAGGGGGCCACGGTGGACGGGAAGAACAAAGGTATCCTGGGGACTTCCAATCGACCGAGCGGAGCCGAATAATCGGCGGATGGCGAAGCTATGGCTAAACCCATTCGCACCCGGCTCCACGCGGTACGGGGCGGAGATCCCGAGCGTCTAACTCCTGAAGTGAAATGCGGCGTCGCTGATGAAGCGCTGCCGTATACGTCCAGGGTGGTGCCTGGACGCTGACAATCAGCCAAGGAGATACACCATGGACGCCACCGCGAAACAGGAACTGGCTCGCGCCATTCGGAAGACTCACGAGATCCGCGAGGCTTCGTACACCGGCAACTACCGCTACTCGATGTCCTACACCGAGGCTGCGGCGCAGGCGTGCGACGACCCCGACATCGCAGCGCTCGTCGCGGCGATGCTCGGCAGCGGCTTCTCGGACTTCCCGAGTTGGTCGAACAGCATCCTGGACAAGCAGGCGTGACGCCAGCCCCGGCACCGAAAGGTGACCGGGGCAAAGGCGTTAGGAGAGGGCATCACCGCCCGATCCGATAGCCAAGGAGACACACCATGTCCGACACCGTTTACATCGAGACCACCCTCTGGATGGCCTACAACGAGGACGGCAACATCGTCGGCGACGAAGACCGCGACAACGCGATCGAGCGCCTGCGTGACGACTTCGGAGGAGAGCACATCCGGGTGATCGAGATGAAGGTGAAGGTGCCCCGGCCCCGCGACTACGTCGCCTCCATCACACTACCCGAGGAGGATGGTGAGGTGGTGACCGAGGTGCAAGCCTGAGGCTAAGCTGGAGCCCGGCCATCCGAAAGGATGCGTCGGGCTTTGGCAGTAGAGGGTCACTCACGCCCCTCGATGCCAAGGAGACTCTACCGTGATCTGGAAGATCAACCGGGCGATCCTCATCGCCCTGTTCGCGCTCGGAGGACTGACGGCCCCGCTGCTGATCCTGCTCACCTACCCGAAGGGGGAGTGGTCATGGGTCGCGATCGGGGTGTTCAACCTCATCTCCTGCCCGGCGGCCGTTTACGAACTCTGGCGCGCGAAGACCTGAGGCAAGCCAAAGGCCCCGGCACCGAAAACGGTGACCGGGGCTGAGGCGTTAGGAGCGCCTCGCTCCCATGCCAAGGAGAACGAACATGATCAAGATCGCCCTGCAGTACGCCCCTCTGGTCGCTGGCCTCTACCTCACCGTTCTGGCCTCGATCATGGACACGTCAAACTGGAGGAGCCACATCCTGTTCCGCGCAGTGCCGGCGCTTCTCGCGCTGGCGCTGGTCGTGCCTTACGCATCCTGACCACCCAACCCGGCCACGCGAAAGCGTGCGTCGGGCTGAGGTGTTAGAAGGGAAGCGATTCCCTTCGACCACATGCCAAGGAGACAGACTCACATGCCCATGACCATGCTCACTGCCCTGCAGACCCTCAAGGAGGGCGATCGCATCCGGTTCACCGACGCCTACTCGGTGATCAAGGTGGTCGACGTCGGCGCCGGAGAGACCGGCACCGTGGTCGAGAACGCCCTCGGCGAGGACGACCCGATCCTGTTCGTGAAGCTCGACGAGGTGAAGCCCGGCTTGAAGCGCTGGGGCAACGTGCTGCAACTGCACGGGCCTGGCGTGAAGTACGACCCGGACCGGATCTCGGCCGGCGCGGCCTGGCGGCGCGAGGTCCCGTTCGAGGTGATTCCATGACCTACGACCGCACCCGCGACCTGCCCAAGCTGATGGCGATCCTCGACCCGCGCGAACTCGACGACACGATCGAGGCGCGCCGCAAGTTGCTGGTCGCGATCAAGCGAGCGCTCCGGATCGAGCGTCGCCTCGGTCTCCAGGGTCACTTCTCCTACGACCTGCCGCGGCACCGAGCCCTGCTCGACGCGTCCAAGCACGAGGAGGCCTACTTGATCCGACACGACCCGGTGACCAGGAACGAGGTCGTCCATCACTGGAGATCGAAGTTCGCGACGTGCCGGGAGGCGGACAACGGCGAGCGCGACATCGCCTTGGAGATCCTGCGCCACATCGAGTCCGGCAAGCTCCGGAACCCCGAGGTGGTGAAGGAGCAGATCGGCAAGATGCCCGAGATGCTCAAGATCGCGCAGGGGCTCGACGAGAGCCTCAGGCATCTCGACGCTACGGGCCGCTGGCCCTGACGTCCCCGAGCCCGGCCACCGCAAGGTGCGTCGGGCTTTGGCAGTAGGAGGTCCTAAGCCTCCGCAGCCAAGGAGTCCGTCACATGGCCAAGTTCAAAATCGGCGACAAAGTGGAGAGCGACCTTTTCGGTGGCATCCACTATGCCATCATCATCAAAGACCTGAGCAATCAAGGCCCAGACTGGCGCGGGTGGTACGACACCCGCACCTACGACTTCGACGGCGCCGAGGGACTGTCGTGCTTCCACGAGGACACGCTGCAGACCTACGGCACCGAAGAGGCCGAGATGATGCGCCGGCCGGCGACTCTCTGACGACACGCGCGCCCGCCCCGGCAATCCCGGAGGCGGGCGTTTGCGTTTGAATAGGGTAGGAGGACACTCGTCATGAACGCGACCGCCTCTGCCAGATAGGTTACCGCGCGCTCGGTCCGACCTTGGCAGGAAATTTCCGAGCGCGCACCCCGAGCGGCGCTGCTGAGGCTCACCACCTCAGGCGGCGCCGCTCATCCCATCCACGAAAGATCAATCCCATGCACAACCGCTCTCGCCGGGCGATCCTCGCTGTGCCGTTCCTGATGCTGGCAGCCGCCGGCGGAGGGCTCGCGGTGTGGCTGTTGGAGCCGCTCGGGCCGGGTTGGGTCTACGTCGCGATCGGACCGGCCGTTGCCGTTCTGCTCGCGATCCGGGACACTCTCGCCGGCCGCATCGAATGGTGACGCGTACCCGAGCCCGGCCATCCTCACGGATGCGTCGGGCTTTGGGCGTAGAGGGACACGAGCCCTCGATTGCCAAGGAGAAACGCAGATGCAACTCACCACGCTTCGTGCCCGCGTTGGCCGCAGCCTCTATCCCGTGATGTCGTGGCAGCAGGTGTCTGACGCCTACCGTCACGCGCTCAACAAGACCAACCTCGGAGCTTCGCAGGCTCCGAGGTGCGAGATCATCAACCCGAAGGGAGAGGTGGTCGCGCATGTGAGCTACAACGGGAAAGTCTGGCCCGGCCAGCGCTGGCAGACCGGTGACAAGCCGCTCTACGTGCCTGCCTGACGCAAGAGCGCCCGCCCAGGGGAGACCCTGAGGCGGGCGTTCTTGCGAAAAGGTCGAGTCATCACACCAACAACCAATCATCTGATCAAATGAAACAAAAATCGTGCCTATCATGCGGCGCCCTGCTGCCCGCCACACTGGATTTTTTTAACAGCGCAGGGCGCGGTCGCCTCACAAGCAAATGCGCGCCATGCGATAGGTTATACCGAAAGTCTGGAGAGATTGGAGAAAGAAGACGCGCATCCGGCAGACTCCGCCTATCATTTATGACTGCCGAGCAAAAGGCCAACCGAGCCGAGAGCCACAAACAGTACATGAAGAAATGGGAAGAACAGAACAAGAGGCGCTACACAGAGAAGCGGAAGGCAATACAACGCAACTACCAACGTCGTCGCCGCAACACCGACGCCACCTTTCGCATAACTCAAAACATAAAGAGGATGCTTCGCGGCAATTTGCTCTCAAAGAGAGGAATGCGGGCAGAGCAAATACTTGGATACTCGATGTCCGACCTGCGGCGCCATCTAGAGCGGCAATTCATCGCCGGCATGAACTGGGAAAACTACGGCAAAGGAGGGTGGCACATTGACCACATTACTCCAATCTCTTATTTCCGCGAGGCCCATTTAATTGGCACCGCTGACTTTCGCGCATGCTGGTCACTAACAAATATTCGACCGCTGTGGGAGAGAGACAACCTCATCAAGGGTAAAAAACGCTTATTCATCTTGTAGGCCGCCATCCTCACCGGGTGTGCGGCCTTTCGCATTTGTGAGGGGCAATCCGGCCCTCTCACGGTTGAGGCCGCCGCAGTTGGTAGCTGCAGACGGCCTCGGGTGACGATCCCACTTTGCCAAGGAGAATGCGTCATGCGAACTACTACCACGACCCCGCAGTGGGTCGCAATCGCTGCTGGGTGCGCAGCGACCGGAGGAGCCCTCACAATCCTGTTGTGGGATGTCCGCGCTACCGGGTGGACCCTGGAGCACATCCTGTTGCCGGTCATCGTCGGCATCACCATCGCGGTCGGCTGGCTCGCCGATCGCGCCATCGCGAACCGTCGGCCCTTGTCCGCCGTCGGGTTCGCGTTCCTGTTCCTGCTGGGCACGGGACTCACGGTCTATGCCTCGGTCGGGCGACAGGCGGAGACGGCGGAGTCGAAGGCGCTGACGGCCCTCGACCACAACGACGTCATCGAGAAGAAGCGCGCCGAGCTCGCACGGGCGCGCCAGAGGCTGGCGGAGGCCAACACGATGGTGGACCGGGAGACCGGTTCAGGCGGCTGCAAGCGCATGTGCGAGGACTGGAAGTTGCGGGCGCGTGAGGTCGAGTCTCACATCCGCAAGCTCGAAGCCGAGATCCGCGTCGACGGGCCTCGGAAGCCGGTCGCAGGGAAGGCAGAACGAGCCGCGCAGGTGCTGAGCCTGTTCGGCCTGGACGAGCGGCACACTGCGGCGGTGATCGCCAAGGTGGAGCCGGTGACCTACGCCCTGTTCTTCGAGATCGCCGCCATCGTTGCGTTCGGGTTCGGGTTCGCGCCCGCCCGGCCGGCGAAGGTGGCCAACGATAACAGGAGCCCGAGCGCGAGGGACACGGCTCAGTCGAGCTTCCCCGTGCCGCCGCCGTCCAACGGCGGAACGCCCGTCGCGATCCCCGAGAATCACCCGGTGCTCGTGGCGCTGAATCGGGCCCGGCGGCCCTTGACGAATGACGAGTTGGCGGAAGCCCTCGGCATTCACAAGGGGACAGCCTCAAAGTGGCGAGCCGAAGTCGCGGATCACCTCGACGAGGTCCGCGACGGCCGCTTCATCCGCGTGACGCTCAAGCGCGCGGTCTGACCTCAATCGACCTCGGTGGCTCCGGCCCCGGGGTCTTTTTTTGCTCGCGCGATGAACAATGTTCTGTGGCCTTCGCAGGCTCACGCCGCCTCGGCGCGCTCCAACTCCCCCGCCACCGCCTTCGCGTACCCGTAGGCCCGCCGCAGCACCTCCAGCACCGCGTCGTGCCCGAGGCGGTCGTTGACTTGCTCCAGGCTCCAGCCTCAGGGCCGCGGCCTGCATCATCGCCACGGCAGCCGCGTGCTCGTTGGCGCTGCGGTCCCAGCGGTCGTCGCTGAGCTTCACGCCGGCGACGGCGTAGCTCGCCCCGATCGGGTCCAACCGCTTGGCCCGAGACGGTGAGCACGGCTCGCCCCGCTTGTTGACCGCGAGGTGCCCTTGGCACCAGCGGGACTGGTCGGCCAGCATCTGGCCGACCCCCGCGATGATCCCGACCGCGCCGGTCACGCGATCAGCCCGTCACGCTTGCGCTGCCGCCAGATCGAGACGATCTGCTCGACGGTCGGCACGCCCTTCAACAGCCGGCGGGCATCGCGCTCCTCGACGCGGATGCCGGCGGATCCGTTCTCGGCCAACTGGACCTGCTCCAGCCGGGCGCGCTCTGCGGCCGCAGCTTGCAGCATCCGCCTCATGTCTCCTCGCCGCGACCTCGCCGGCGGCGTGTGTCGGCCGCCCCGGCCCTGCTTCGCTCGTGACCGCATCTGCTTACCCCTCCACCCTCTCTGGTCGCCAGCCCCATGCGACTGCTGGGCAGGTGCCCGATCGAGCCGTAGTTCTTGCGGCCCAGCGGCTTCACTCTCGCCTCACCTTCAAATCCACCGTCACGCCCTCCGGCAGCCAGAACGGCATGCGCTCGCCGTTCCACCACATGAACCCAGCCACCTTCACAGGCCCCTTGCCCGTCGCCTGATGGCGAACTCCACCCTGATCGGCACCGGGACGACCCACGACATCTGTTTTCTCAGCCATTCCTCGACCTCCTTGGGGTTCACCGGCACCGGAACCGTGGCCGTGACCTTGGCCACTCCGATCTGCGTGTCGTCGACCTCGATGTCGCGGAGCGCCGGCACCATGATCTTGAGCGCGGCCGAGAGATGCAGGTTGGAGTGGCACTGCCCGAGACGCTGTCGCGCCTCGTTGCCGTTGAGACCCTGCCAGTTGCGCTTGACGTCGGTCATGCCGCCCTCGCCACCGATCCTGCCTCGGCGATGTGCACCATCGACTCGATGGCGCGCTTAGGGATCACCTTGGTGCCGGCGATCTGCCAGTCGTCACTGCCATCGGCGTCGTCGAACATCATCGACTGCGACAGGACCACGGTGTCGCCGTCATCCTGCAACAGCCAGCCCACCGTTTGGACCCTCAGGGCGCTCTTGTTCTGCATCGTGCTCAGGAACTTCCACGCCCCGTCCGCCTGCCGGCTGTCCCGCCACGTCACCATCACCAGCGGCGTGTTGTCCGGCCAGCGGCAGCGCGGGGTCTCCGTCAAACTTTCCAGCTTCATTGCCCCAAGCCTCCCAGTTCTCTCGTTGCTCGCGGCTGAAAACGTCGGCCGCCCTCCCGTAGGGGATCAGCCGCCGCGCCTCCTGATACGCCAAATCCGGCTTGCGCGAGTGCTCGCGCACCGGCGCCATCAGCGTCGACCGCACGTTCTTCACCGCGATCTTCGGCGCGCCCCGCCGGCCGATCAGGAACGGCTCGTGGCAGTTGCGCAGCACGAACCCCGTCCCGAATGCGAGCTTGCCGAGCCTGGTCGTCTTCACCCACACGCCCGACGTCGAGAACGTGAAGCCCCAGGCGTCCATGATCTGGATAGCCTGAGGCATGTTGGAGCTCGTACACCACAGCCACAGCAGGCAGTCGTCGGCTGCGAGGTCAGCCACCGGCAGCGCGGCAATCCACTCCATCGTCATCGTGCCGTAGTGGGCCGATGGCGACTTGCCCTGGCCTTTGTCAGACCGCGTCGTAAAGTGCCACGGCGGATCAATGCAGATCAGGCTGTACGCGCCGAAGCTCAGCGGCGCGAACGGCCACGGCTTCTGGTCGAACAGATCGATCTGCCCCCGCAGCACGTCACCCACCCTGCGCCTGCCGCTCTTTCCTCACGCGCGCCGCCGCCTCGGCCATGCCCATGCGGAAACTGCGGTCGTTCTGCTCCCACCACTCGTCGGAAAACTGCGCAGCGGTGATGCCCTTCGGGCGCAACGCCCTGTCGGCCTGAGCCGGATACTCGACGCCCCGCGGCACCTTGATCAGCAGTCCCATCGCCTGCAGCCGGCCGCGCACCTCGGCGGTCTCAAGCCCGAGCGACTCGCCGATCCGGTACGGAGGCTCGCCCGCCTCACGCATCTCCCGGATCTTCGGATCCAACTCCGTCCAGTCCTTCGATGACATCTTCAATTTCCGCCCCCGGAAACCGTTGCGCAACCTCGCGGAACAGGTCACTCCGCTCTGCCTCGACAACTCGCTTCGCCCACGCCCGGAACGCCGTCTCCCTCTGCGCGACGAAGGCCAGCAGCGCCAGCGCGGCCGCGATCGTCGGCACCTCCTTCACCCGGTCGAGCTCGCGCGCCACGTCCTCTGACACGCGCGCCAGCGGCGGCTTCATGTCCCGGTCACAGCGTGGATGGCGTTGATCGCGTGAGGCGGCGAGCAATCGGCGCTGTCCTCCCACTCGATGGCCTTCATCGCGGCCGCGACCTTCCGCAGATGCGCAGCGAACCCCAGCCGCGCTAGGCAGTTGGCCTCGCCCGTGTCGATGCCCTCCAGCGTCTTGCCCATCTCCAGCGCCTCGGCGAACTCTTCGACTCTGCGAAAGGCGTAGTCGTAGCTTCCGCCGCTCATCGCCCGGAACTCCCGAACCCGCCCGCACCCCGCGCCGTGTCGCTCAACTCCTCCGCCTCCACTAGCCGGCCGCGCACGAACGGCATGATGACCATCTGCGCGATCCGATCCCCGGTCTTGACCGTGTAGGACTCGCTGCCGGCGTTGTGCAGGAGCACCTTGATCTCGCCGCGGTACGACGAGTCGATGGTGCCCGGCGAGTTGAGCACCGTGATGCCATGCTTCAATGCTAGCCCCGAGCGCGGTCGCACCTCGGCCTGATAGCCCCTCGGCAACTCGATGGCGATTCCTGTTGGGATCAGCGCCCGGTCCCCCGGGAACAGCGTGTGCTCGCCGGGGAAAAGCGGATCGGAGACCAGCAGCGCGACAAGATCCATGCCCGCCGCCTCAGGCTCGGCATAGCTTGGCAGGATGGCGCGAGGGTCGAGCTTCTTCATCCTCACGGTGAGCATGGCGCAGCTCCGATGCGGGCGAGCTCCATGTCGAGCGATTCGATGCACTCCCGTCCGGCCGCCCGACGACGGTCCTCGGCCATGGCCCGCGTCGCCACCAGCAGCAGGTGGATTGCGTGCGAGACGTGGCTGTCCTCGTCGAAGCCGAACGCCTTGGCGATTGCCGCCGACGACATCGAGCCCGGCGTGACGTGAACCTGAAATGTCACCGGGGCAGTGAGCCATCGGCGGACCCACCACTGAGCCTTCTGCAGGTCGATGGCGGGATTGCCCTTGCGCCTGTGGCGGAGGATATAGATCAACGCGGTCGGCAGGTGCGCCTCATAGCCCCAGATCGACTCCACCACATCGATGGCCTCGATGCCGCCGGCGCCCTGGTAGTGGCGCGGGGAGTTGACGACCTCGTAGCCCTGATCGGCCAACATTACTGCCTCCACTGCGGTTGCGGATGCGCTGCCGGCGGCGCCCCGGCCGGGCGAACGTGCTGAGCCGGCGGCTGCACCGGGGCTTGCATGACGCCGGCGTGCTGCGTCAGCGCCTTGGCGATCCGCCGCACCATGAACTCGTTGGCCCGGTCTGCATCGGCCAGCGCCCCGAGCACCTCCTCCAGCAGCATGAGGTTGGCCTCGGCCCGCGATCGGTACTGATCCAGCAGTGCCTGGATGTGGTAGTCGAGCGGCGTCTTCTGCTGGGTCATCGCTGTAAGCCCTTGGCTGATACGTTTCGTGTAGCGCGATTCGCCAGCCGCGTCTCGCTGTCCTCCACAGACATGACCTTGAAGGTCGCGGCCATCTTGCGGACCCGCACCATGGCGTCCTGCAACAGCACGCCCCACCACATGGCCCGCTCCTGCTCGTTCGCGAACATGCCGGCCGCATCCCGCCACGAATGCCTCAGCGGGGCGTTGCCGGCGTCCTCGCAGTGCCCGTGCAGTGCCTCGTGCAGTGCCTCCTTCAAGCGCCTGGCGTGCGCCTCGGTCTCGACCGCGACCGACTCCAGCACCATCACCCGCACCAGCGGCGAGGACAGATCCTCTTTCGAGGCCGCGTCCCGTTTGCGCTTGGCTGTCGTGATGCGGACCGGCAGCGCCCCCAGGTTGTCGCCGACGAACCGCGGCATCGGCTTCTCGAATCCGATCAGGCACACCATGACGGTGGGCGCCTTCTTGACCTCGGCCTTGACCGCGCGCGTTCGCATCGCGGGCGGGCGACGCCCCGCCATCCCGCCCGGACGCCTGTGCATCAGAAGCCGGCCCCCTCGACGTGCATGCGATAGTCGCGGGTCCGCCGGCCGTAGCGACCTTCCTTCTCACGCTTGTGCATCTTGAACTTCCGCGCCTCGCCGACCGGGATGATCGTGACGACGGTGCCCTGCTCGACGACGATCTTGCCCCACGAGGCCTTGATCTTGAGCGTGGCGTAGGTTCTCACGGCGGCGCGGACAGCGGGCACCGCGAGGATGATCGCCTTCACACGCTCCATCTCGTCTCGACCGGGGTCCGTGACCCTGATCCCCTCCACCCGCTCCAGATAGCGTTCGACGGCGTGCACCGCGACGCAATAGCGACCCATGGTCAGGATCCTCGCTTGGCAACGCGCACGCGTTTCGACGACTTGCGTTTGAGCTTGTCGGAGACCGAGCCCTTCTCGATCTCGACGAGCTTCCCGGTCTTCTTGTCGAGCCTCCAGCCGGGGAGGTGGACCCGCCTACCAGTCATTGAAGTGGCCCTGCCTCCAAGCGATGTACGCGCCCAGCACGATCGAGAGTCCGATCAGAGAGTCGACGACGTGTTCCATCGCGTCACCCCATGAAGTCGAGCAGTCCTCCAGCACTCGACGCGCGCGCAACGGACACTTCACCGATGAGCGCCCCGGGCAGTCCCGAGCACGCCAGAAACTGCGCATCCCTCTCGCCATAGGCGATCAGGCATGACGGACCGCCGGCATTCGCCTCGGCGCGCCGGCCGTCGGGGTAGTGGAAGTGAAGCCGCCCCTCTAGGAACAAGATCGCGTCGGCGATGCCCCACACCGCGTCGAAGAACATGGCCGTCTCGGTGCGGGCGAAGATCAGCGCCGTGCCGCTGCCGCCCGCCGCAGCGTGGCGCGCGAGCTTGGAGAGCCAGGCAGCGGCATGGATCGAGTAAGGGGGATTGACCCACACCCGACCCTCCCAAGGCTCGGCCAGCCCGTCCTGAGGCTGCACGATGCCGCGGCGCGCACACGGCCACGGCTGCGTTGGCGACTGGCACGGGTCCAAGTCGAACGAGTCCGCACCGCCGAGCGCCTCAATGATCTCGCGCGGCGTGATCCAGTCGTGCGTGAC